AAAGTGTGTATAGGTATAGGTATAGGTATAGGTGGTTGTGGTGGTTGTGGTGGTTGTGGTTGTGGTGGTATAAAATGGATGAGTGTATGTATAAGTAGTAGCTTAGATGGGGGAACTGTTGATAGGCGGAATAATGTTTGTAATAGTAGCTTAGATGGGGGAACTGTTGATAGGCGGAATAATGTTTGTAATAGTAGCTTAGATGGGGGAACTGTTGATAGGCGGAATAATGTTTGTAATAGTAGCTTAGATGGTAATGGGAAAAGCATCAGCAGGTTCGAACCGAGTGAGTCCGTATTCAGGATAAGGATTATTTGTATTTGTTGGGGGGGATAGTATTTTGTATTTGTATTTGTTGGGGGGATAGTATTTTGTATTTGTATTTGTTGGGGGATAGTATTTTGTATTTGTATTTGTTGGGCGATAGTATTTTGTATTTGTTGGGCGATAGTATTTTTCTGTTTGTTGGGCGATAGTATTTTGTATTTGTTGGGAGATTTAAAAAACTTATTGGCAAATCGTTTCGCAGAAATGTACATACACCTTTTTAATCCGTTCATAACATAGCGAAATATTCATAACATACCGATTTCTTCATAACATACCGATTTCTTTATAACATACCGATTTCTTGATAACATACCGATTTCTGTGATGCGATAGTGTGACAATGCGATAGTGTGACAATGCGATAGTGTGACAATGCGATAGTGTGATAATGCGATAGTGTGACAATGCGATAGTGTGACAATGCGATAGTGTGATAATGCGACAGTGTGACAATGCGACAGTGTGATAATACGACAGTGTTGTAGAAGCCGCAAAAGGGTATAAACAAGTTCTACTATGATGAGTATCAACAATATCATGTCCGGCACGGTGTTTACACTGGTGTGTGGAATATGCGGATGCGCTCCTGGATATCTTTATAGCAAGTCGTGGCAGTCCAGATACAGCGTGTCGTACGGGAACATATTCTTTGTCAAGTACGGGTTCATTATCGCAGGGTCAGTCGCGGGAGGACTGATGGGGAGCGTGTTGGGAAGATTGCTGGCCCTCCGTAGATAGGGTGGTAAGCGAGTTGTAGCAGAGGGAGATATAGCTTAATAAAAAAGAAGTAATCGTTAAGATTCTGGATTACTTATTTGTTTCTGTGGCGAAGGGGGGCGAGGAGCCTAACTGCTGGATTCTCGATATAGTATGCGGGAAGGTTCTCTTATGTTCTCAAATGAAAAGAATAAGTAAGTAATATAAAATGGGGTGTAAAGAAAGCGACAGGAGTATGCATAGAGGCGCACGGCGCCGGTACTGTAAGCGGGAAGAAGTCGACCGTATCTGTAAAAGCGGCAGGGACAAGCAAAGAAGCATACAACCGAAACAGGGGAGGCCTCGTCGCGCAAGGTTATTGTAGACTTTCCAAGGGTTCGCGCAAGGTTATTGTAGACTTTACGCAAGGTTCTCATAAGGTTATTGTAGACTTTCCAAGGGTTCGCGCAAGGTTATTGTAGACTTTACGCAAGGTTCTCGCAAGGTTCTCGCAAGGTTCTCGCAAGGGTCTCGCAAGGTTATTGTAGACTTTACGCAAGGTTCTCGCAAGGGTCTCAGCAGACTTTACGCAAGGGTCCCAGCAGACTTTACGCAAGGGTCTCAGCAGACTTTACGCAAGGGTCCCAGCAGACTGTAAGCAGACTTTACGCAGACTTTACGCAAGGGCCATAAACCACCGAAATATTCATAAACCACCGATTTCCGCGTTGCGCAGAAAACGCAGAAAACGCACGCCACGCACCTGCAAGAGGCTTTCGCTCGACGCATTCAACGGATCTAACGCAAGCGGGCCGTTGGGACAGTGCCACAGTAACAATGTGAAACTGTATTCTCAAAGAACTCTATGAAGAACTCTATGAAGAACTCTATGAAGAACTCTATGAAGAACTCTATGAAGAACTCTATGAAGAACTCTATGAAGAACTCTATGAAGAACTCTATGAAGAACTCTATGAAGAACTCTATGAAGAACTCTATGATTTGTATAATAGATATGAATGTATAATAGATATGAATGTATTATATATATATGAAGTTAGATAGGCTCGGGTGATGCAGTTCTTGTAGAGGGCAGAGAAGAGTTAGGGGATGCATTTCTTGTAGAGGGAGGTGATATAGAGGGAGTTCCACTCTGATAAGTGGGGCTCCCGTAAATGGGAGGAGTTCCGTCAGGTGATGAATTTCTTGTAAAGGGGGGTGATATAGAGGGAGTTTCAATGTGATAAATGGGGGGGGTTCTGTCAGGTGACGAATTTCTTGTAAAGGGGGGTGATATAGAGGGAGTTTCAATGTGATAAATGGGACTCCCGTAAATAGGAGGGGTTCGGTCGGGTGTTTGTGGTACAAAACTCAGCGGAGTTACTAATTCCAGACCCTCAAGTTGTTGGGGGGTTAATCCCGCCAGACGAAAATCATCTATATTGCTAACCATAGTATTACGAAATAAGGCGTCTGTAAAGTCAGTACTATCAACTTTAGAACAAGACAACCTTGCCCCGGTCAAGTTAGCTCCGCGTAGATTAGCTCGAGATAAGTTGGTATGTTCCAATGTGGCGTTCATAAGGTTAGCGCCCTCAAAGTCGGCATTGAATAGATATGCTCCGTGAAAGGTAGCATCCTCCAGATCAGCATTCTGAAATTGGGTGTGCAGAAGTTCAGCATCTGTAAATGTAGCTTCGCGCAAGTCAGCACGATGAAATATATTTTGGGTATTGCCATCAGTGACACAATTACTAAAATCAGCATTGAATAAATTGGCATCAGTAAATTGATTCCCGACGAGTGTGGAGTTTCGGAAGCCCGAAAATTCTAAATTAGCTACATTAAATTGACATTTGATCAACATAGAAGACGAGAAAGAGGTACTACGTAGCGTAGCATTATTAAACACAACCTGATACATCGTAGATCCATTAAAAACAACATCATCAAAGGTAGCATTTGTAAAGTCGTTATGTTTCAAGTCGAGATTATTGGGGAATGTAACACCCTCGATGTGAATAGGTTGTGTAGATAGTTCGCTCATTATGTCTAAGCAGGTAGCAGCGGTGGATTTTCTACATAAAGGACAGTTAAATCGGCTTGCATTAGACGAAACACACCAAGCGTGAAGGCATTCTTTATGAAATTGGTGTGAACACTTAGTTGTAATAGACTGATCTGCAATAGGTTCCTGGCAAATCGAACAAGCGGGTAAATCGTGGGCAGTGCCGCCTCTTATAGTCAGTTTCTTCGTGGATTTCTTTGTGGATTTCTTTGTGGATTTCTTCGTGGATTTCTTTGTGGATTTCTTTGTAGATTTCTTTGTAGATTTCTTTGTAGATGTCATTTAATATATACATAGAAAATTGTATGGCAACCAAAAGGTTCTCGTGAGAGTATACTGATGGGATCTATGTCTAAAAGGTTCTCGTAAAAATATAGAATGTCAGTTTATATGGAAAAAGAGATATCGAGTGGTAGTAAATGAAACAAATGTGTTATATTTCTGTTATTATGTTCTCTAATGTTCTCTAATGTTGTTAAGATAGAGTAATATATAAATGTATCCAATGAGTGTATGTGTTTATTCTGTATAGAAATAGTTTGTGTAAAAAGTGTGTTCGAGACGTTAGAGAGAACTTGTATTATTTTGATATATATTTCATCGTTTTTCTATATTTAACTGCTGATAATTTGTAATCCTTGCTTTTATGAGTAGGTATGAGAAGAATGGATTTGATGTAAAGAAAGAATAGAAAGAATAAAAAAGTGTTAATAATTACAAGAGTGACAAGGGTTAATGGTGAACGGTCTGAAAGAAGTCGGTTGATATTTGTATTTTACGGAGTTGTTTTTGTAGTATGTATTCGTCCATATTAAGAACGTGTAGAGGCTGGTCATTGTGGTCGAAGATGGGTGTAAAATCGGTTTGTTGGAAGGACTCCATTCGAAAGCGGAATACGTTGACTTGTTTTGTTTGTCCGAACCGGTGGCATCTTGCAATAGCTTGGGCTTCAACGCTTGGGTTCCAGGCGGGTCCAACAAAGTAGACTTCAGAGTATTGATCTTGTAAGTTGAGTCCTTCACAAGAGGATTGAATTTGTAGAATGGTGACATCGGTTTGTAGAAAGGAGTTAATTTCGTATGTCATATCGATGGGAAGTTCTTTGATGCTGCAATTGTGTGGGATGCATCCGCCGGAAAGGAGTGTTTGTTTTTGTTTAGGTGTGTAGTTAGAGTCGACAAGATTAACCCGTAGGCCTTGTTTGCGTAGGAGAGAGGCGAGAGTGTTCATTTCTTGTTTGTATTGACAAAACACGAGTTTGCCGTTACCGTTAGAGTTTCGTTGGCGTAAAGTGGTAACAATCGTGTCAAGTTTGGAGTGTTGGTTTTGAATAGGGTGTTGGTCTTGAAAGAGGTGTTTGGCGGCCAAGGAAGGTAATATACAAGTTTGTTTGCAAATTTGCATATTGACAATGGTAGTGAGAGCATCGTTATTGTCGTGTAGTTGCTGATGGAAGTGTGTAGCGAGGTGATATTCCTGTGGATGTTTCCATTGGACAGTAATCTCGTGAAAGACGGGGTCTTGTAATGGGAGTCCAATGGAGTGTTTTGTGCGGCGTAGAATGGGTGGGTCGGTAGCGGGTATAGACGCGATAGCACAAATATTTTTAAAGTCTCTGTATTTGTTTTGGATGGGAGTTCCAGTAATAAACCAAGAGAAAGAGCTTTTGAGTAAATTTGCTCCGAGCCAGACGCCGTTGATATTTCGGAGGTAATGAGCTTCATCGAAGACGATTCTGTCCCATTGAACGTTATGGAGGAGATTAGAAGAGGGTAGGTGTTTATTTTTCTTGAGGATGGCGACAGAGTGATAAGTAGTAAGAACGATGGGGTTGGCAAGTAGGGTGGCGGTGTTAATCTTCTTTTTTGCGTGTCCGTGAAAGATGAGTGGTTCGTGTCCGGTGAATCGTTTGATTTGTTGTGCCCATTGTTGAAGTAGAGAGGAGGGAAGAACAAAGAGGGTAGATGATTTGTAATGGAGGAGACAAGTCATAATGACGAGGAGTGTTTTACCGAGGCCCATTTCATCGGCAATGAATGCACCAGCGAGGTGGTCAGTTTGTTCTTTCTGAACACACCAAGCAACGCCGTCTGCTTGGTATTGTTTAAAAGAGAGTCTGCTTTGTAAGAGAGAATTGGAGCGGTGTAAAACCTCAGCGTATTTCTTATGGATAGAAGAAGTCATTGTTAAATAATGTAGTTATGTGTGATAAAGGTAATATTATAGAGGAGGGTAAGAAATATCAATTTTTTGAAAAGGAAATAGAAGGATCTGGCTAAATAATAATAGAATTAAAAATGAGTGAAAATATCTTGCACGAGGATGGGTTGGGTAAGAATCAGTTATTGTATAGAGAAATATTAAAACGAGGTATTCCGATAAATAAGAATGTGTTGGGGAGTTTCAGTAAGGATATAGATGTGGGTCAAAAGTTGGATAAGAGTCTACAAAGAGCGGATAATATGGATCGTATAATTTATGGAAATTTGAATAATATGATACCGATGTTGTCAAACCGTGCGTATATGGATGAAACCGCAGACATAGAGAAGTTGAAAGGGGACATAGAGTTGTGTAAAATGTATGGGAGATCAATATATGATGATTTCGCAGAGAAGTGTGATTATGAGAAGGACAAGTTAAATAGAGAGGCAAACGAGCGTGAATATAAAAAAAGATTAAGGTTGAGTAATTTGGATAAGTTACCGTATGAACTTGTGCGGGAGATTTTTGATTATGTGCCGTATGTAGAGCAGATATCTATTTTGATGGACCGTTACAATGATTGGGAAAAAAGGTTGCTGAAAATGACAACCCCGAAATTGAAGGAAATGTATACTAAGTTGTATGAGAATCATATGGATATTAGTAGATGGAGTAGTTTGAAAACGACGACTGTTCGGTGGTATGAGTTAACAACTTACTTGGGGATAAGTGATTGTATGTCGAGAAAGCGAGGTATATATAGGAAGGGGGATGTAATTGAATATATAAAATATTTTCTGGATAAGTATAGTGTGTTGAAAGTGCCAACAAGCAAATCGGAAGAGGTAAAATACAATATATTAATAAAAGAGAATCATAGATTAGTGAAGACAATAATCTATATAATAAAGATGATGGTTCCGGTGGAAAAAAAGAAAGGAAAAAAGAGAGCGAAGAAGGCGGTTAGCGTGGGATGAAAGCAGGTAAAATATAAATGGGTGTATGAATATTGTGTATAGATTGTTGAAAGATGGGTCGACCGGAGCCGTATAACATATGAATTTGTTTTTGTCTCCATTTTTCTTGTTTTCGTATGGAGTCTGCGAGAGAAAGAGTAGGTTTTCTAAATCTGGTGTTAGAATAGTTCATATATATATAAGAAATAATATAAATCTTCTGAGAAACATTGTAAGGGTATAAAGGGGTTGTAGATAAGTATGTATGGTGTTTTGAGAAATGAGGGAATGTTTAGAAAGGAGGGAATGTTTAGAAAGGAGTAGATGAGAAAGGAGGGAATGTTTAGAAAGGAGTGATAAAAAAGGTAGGATAAAAAGGTAGGATAAAAAGGTAGGATAAAAAAGAAGGAGGAACAAAAAATCGAATGGTAGTGTAACTAATGTGGAAAGAGTTAGGTTGGGATTTTTTTGTGCAACATAAATTAAAATTTGTGGTGTATGGTCTAATAATATTGTTTGTGTTTCCATTGGAGGCGGTATTTTTGCCGGAAATATATGGTAAATTATTTGAGGGTTTACGTGGGTTAAGGTCATATCCGAGTGTAATGGATATATTAAAAAATATCAAGGCGAAGAATGTAGCCGGATTAATGGCGATATTAATAATAACTTGGATAATAATAATATCCTCGGGGGCATTAAAATATTATTTCGAGTCGTTGTTGGTTCCGGAGTATTTAAAGTTCATAAGAAATGTAATTTATGAGAAAACGATAGACGCTTATGCGGAGGATTATAGTGATTTGAAGACAGGTGATTATTTATCTCGTGTGATGGAGTTAAGTCGTAATTTCAAGGATTTATTTCAGCAGGGGTTAACGCGGGTAATCCCTGAGTTCATAGTGTCTTTCATAATAACATTATATTTGTTTGTGAAGAATAAGAAGTTAGGAGTAGTGGCAGGGGCAGTATTTGTGTTGTGTATGGTGATACAATATTTTGGAACAAAAAAGTTGGTGAAGTTAATTGCCGAAAAGGAGGAATTTTTCAATACGGAGTTGAGTGAGAATTTGCAGGATAGTTTGGAGAATTTGATGAATATATATATAAATAATGAAACGGGGAATCAAAAGAAGAAGAATGAGAAGTTGGAAGAAATAAACAACAAATACATGAAGCGGGTGATGAGGATAGAAACGGTGGTAATTTATGCGACGCAATTTTTAATATTATTAGGCTATGGGATAAGTATATTTATGTTGTATAATTTGATGAAAAGGAAGGAAGTGGATGTAAAGAATGGGATAGTATTGGTATTAATCTTGGGTCAATTTATAAATTATTATATGTGGGTAAATAGTGCGATGGTGCATCAAATAACCTATAAATTGGGTATAATAGAGGGATCTCGGGATTATTTAAACAAAATTTTTGTAGCAAATAAGGAGCGCGTAAAGACAAATGTAATAAAGAATGGAAATATAAAATTGAAGGATGTGTGTTTTAAACACAATAAGAGGAAAGATGAGTATTTATTTAAGGATTTGAATTGGGAAGTGGCGGGTGGCGAGAAGGTGGCGTTGGTGGGTCGTTCTGGAACGGGAAAGAGTACATTAATGAAATTGATGATAAATTTGTATAGAACGGATGGTGGTAAAATAATGGTGGACGACACAAATATCAAGGAAATAAAGGTGGATTATTTGCGTGAGCGTGTGAATTATATAAATCAGCGAACAAACTTGTTTAACGAGAGTGTATTATATAATATAAGATTTGGGAATGATGATATAACAGACGAAGAGATCATAGAGAAATTGAAGAAGTACAAGTTGGATAGTGTATATTCAGAGCTACCGGATGGTGTAAATGCAAAGGCGGGTATTCATGGAGGAAATTTGTCGGGGGGTATGCAAAAGGTGACAATGTTAATGAGAGGTTTATTGAGACCATCAAAGGTGGTATTAATAGATGAACCATTATCTGGTTTGGATGCAAATAGTCGTGTAAAGGCGATAGATATGATAATTCAGGAGACAGAGAATAAGACGTTGGTAATAATAACACACGACGAAGAAATTTTGCCTCATATGGATCGCGTAGTAGATATAAAGGAGTTACAATAAAGAAAGGAAGATAGAAAGGAAGAAAGGAAGAAAGGAAGAAAATTGATAGTATGTTATTATAGAGAAAGAGTATAATAACATAATGATTCGCGGGATGATTTCTTATAGTCCGAAAGAAATAGCGAGGTATGCGAGGTATGCAAGTAATGCATTATTTCCTTATCCGACAAGGGATAAAATAGTGTGTTCAAAATATAATAATAACACGACAAATTTCATTTACACAACTCGAGCGCCGTTAGAAAAAGAAGTAATAAGCCTAAAACGAGGTAGTTCAGTAATAGATTTAACAAAATATATAAATCAGTGAAGATAATCCATAAAGTATGAATAGGAAATAGGGAAGAGTTGTTCAACGGGGGTCTATAATGGAGTGTCTATTTCATTTATTGTTTTGATATCAAAATTATCAAGCTCGTCAATATATTCGCCGCAGAATGCAAAATATAATCCACCTATACACATTATAATGATTATACAAATCACGAACAGTGCGATATATTCATTCATATATATGTTACCGAAGTATGTTTATACGGTATTCAATTATATTTTACATTCGTGTATCAAAGATAATAAATCACTATCCTTCTTTTCGTGAAAATAATTGTTCATATCTATCAACCCCCCGTATATGTAAACATACATATCATTTTTTTATTTCCGGAGACTCGTTGCGTGCTAACACCACCGATTTGAACGGGTGAATCAAACATCATTTGAGACAAAGATTGTTCAATGGTATATCCGTTGGAAGTTAAATAAGAGAAAACGGAGGGTATATCTTCATTGGTCATTAGCGCGTCGTTGAATTTGATGGAAGAGTTGGGTGAATGAGTGGGGTACCGCAATAAGGCGAAAGTGCAGGAGGCAAAGGGAGAGGCAAGACGTCCAAGTTGTTGAAAGGGGGAAAGTTTTGGGAATTGAATGAGTTTAACCATATCGGCGAGAGGTCCTTGTGGTGTAGAACTAAGAGTAATAATATCAACATAGGTTTGGAAAAAGGGGTGTAAGATGGGTTCTAAATACATAGTAATAATGGAATTGGATTTGGCAAAGGGACTACTCATATATAAGTGTATGTTATTATATATATTTGAAGGGGGTATAGGGTGTATTTAGCCGTTAGTATATATAAAAATAAAAATATAATCGTAATCTATAAGGATGGAATGCACAGAGCGTAAATTAGAAAATTTCTCTCTGAAACATTATACGTATATTAATCAGATATTTGGTGATATGGGGGTAAGAGAAATAATATCGGAGGTGTTTCCGCATAAATCGCTGGATTTTCGTGTAGAAGAAGCATCGGATGAGTTTGAGACAGGATCTGATCATCATATTTTATATGACAAGAAGAAAAAGAAGTCAATATGTAGTGTGGCCCAAGGTCATCAAAATATGTTAAAAAACAAGAATGATACATTATGTCAATCATATTCGCTAATGACTTATTTCGGTAAAAAAATCTCGAGAGTGAGAAAAGATCGTCAACGAGCAATGTGTAGGTTGTATCGCGAGATGATAAACACCTCGGAATTTACAGATAAGCTGAGAGACGAGATAATAGAGAACAAACAAAATAGAAATCTGTGGCAAGATTTCACAAAAAAGAAGAAGACGACATATGTGAAAATGGATATGCAGGTTATTCGTAAGAATATGCTTGATGTTCTAAATAAGTGGGAAGAATATGGTTACATGTATTTTATGGATGAAGGGGAATGTATACCCGTAAAAAAGTAGAGAAAGAGAAAGAGGCATAATAGCGTTATGATTTTTTAATAAAGAAAAGGTATGGCCTGTCGGTTAGAGCATTATGTATTAGACATCATACAGTATTGTGTATGATGTCTAATTCCACTACCGGGAATTGAACCCGAACCTCAGCCTTGAAAGGGCCGCATCCTAACCGTTAGACTATAGTGGAGGGGTTTGCACAAATGCGGGCTCGAACCGCAGACCTTCGGCTCATAAGACCGATGCTCTAACCAACTGAGCTATAAGTGCGATAGACTTTACAATATATATATATTTACAACTATATACAATGCTGTTTGCACGAAGTGGGGTTTGAACCCACGCGCTGCGAAGCACCAGGTCTTAAGTCTGGCTCCTTAGACCACTCGGACATTCGTGCATTGAGGCTTTTAGAGACATCCCCAGGTCTAAATATAATTTAAAAGATAATTTGTTTATAAAACGAAAGCATAGATGAGGGGAGTGTAAGTGAGTTGTGATAATATGTATAGTAGGAAGTGTTTAAGTGATTGTAAAAGTTATTATAGTAGTATAATATATAGATGAGTATTTTTACCCCGCTTCCGTTTTCGCCGAATAATAAAACACGAAAAAGCCGTAACGGGTCAGCTGCGACTTTATATGCGTTGCTGCGTCCTACTTATCCCAGACGAACAAAACCAGGAGAGAGTTTCGATTTAATAGAAAGAAAATTAAGAAATAAAGATCGTGAAGAGTCAAAAAGTAAGACAAAAAGTAAGACAAAAAAGGGAGGGAAGAGATGGGGTATGAAGTATAAAAAATCAATAAATTGTAAAAAGCCAAAAGGGTTTTCACAAAAGCAATATTGTAAATACGGAAGAAAGAGTGCAAAACGGAGAAAATCAAACAATAAAAAATAGATATATACAATAAATTTCATATAAACGATTATGAATAGTTTATATGAAAACGCTCTCGAAAGGGATTGAACCTTTGACCTTCCGATTAACAGTCGGATGCTCTAACCAACTGAGCTACGAAAGCTGGTGCCTTCTGTCGGAATCGAACCGACGACCTTCACATTACAAGTGTGATGCTCTACCCCTAAGCTAAAAAGGCATAACGTTATATGTCCCGCCCCCATATAACAAATATGAAACCCGGCACCCGAAATAAAGAGAAAATGGGATGGTTTCAACCACTGGATGAATGTGCCCGCCTACATACATCGTGAGAAGTCACTAACGACCTGCTACTTCTCGCCCCGTGAGCTCCTATTGGGATTCGAACCCAAGTTTCGAGATTCAAAGTCTCGAGTGATAACCACTACACTATAGGAGCAAATGGTCTCGCTGGGAATTGAACCCAGAACCTTTTCCGTGTAAAGGAAATGTGATAACCGCTACACCACGAAACCTGTAAATAAAAACACTACAAATAAAAACACTACAGTATATACACAATATAGTATAGGTGAAATTATTTAAATACTTTTTCGAGAAATATATATAATGGAGAGTATAAAAAGTCGTATATGTGGAATAATTGCACAGAGTGGCAATGGGGTAATAGGAAAAGCAAATAGGTTGCCCTGGAGTATAAAGGAAGATTTACATAATTTTCGAAAGTTAACGGAGGGGGGAATAGTAGTAATGGGTAGGAAGACCTACGAGTCGTTACCGGTGAAAAAGTTGAAAAATCGAGTAAATATAATATTAACGAGAGAACAAAAAGAATCGGAAATAGAGGGTGTATATTTTTGTAGCGTGGAGGGTTGTGTAAAAAAGTGTAAAGAATTGGAGCATAGTGAGAAGCGAATATTTATAATAGGCGGGGAGGAAATTTATGGGGAGTTTCTGGATGTGTATACTACAATATATATAACAAAAATAGAGGGAGAAATAGAAGGGGATACGTATAGTCCATTTTCGTCTGCATATTTAGAAAGATATGAAAAGGTAGAAGAGAGTGAAGAAAAGAGAACGGGAAACTATAGTTATCGATTTCTGAGATATGAAAGAGAGTAAACGGAGATTCAAAATCCTTACTGGTATCTGACCGTTGCATAACTTCAGATGTTGGATTAGAAAGAACCAATGGTTTAATGTTCCGCCTGTATAAAAATAATGTGAAAATAATATAAATGAGTAAATTATCTGAAAATGTGGTATTGTTTAGTCAAGGAGCGTATGGTTGTATATTTATGGACGAAGTAACAGTATCAAAAAAGAATAAGAAACCGGTGTATGTAAAAAAGGTGCAAAAAAGGAAAGAAACATCTGATAATGAGAAAGAGATCGGGAATATAGTAAAGAACATAAATAATTATATGAACTATTTTGCTCCTATTGAGGAAAGTTCTCAGCTGTCTTTATCGTCGAATGATTCAAATGAGATAAAGAAGTGTGAATTTATAACAGAGGAGAAGAAGGAGTTTGAGACAAACAAGATTCGGTTTGTGGGAGAACATAGTTTGGCAATACATTTAAATTTGTTATCAAAAAAAGAGAAGAATGCAAATATGTTTATGGAGACATTATTGGAGGTATATGTGCATTTATGTGAAGGGGTAAGTAAATTAAATAAGAAAGAAATAGTTCATTTAGATTTAAAAGAGAACAACATAATATTCGATGATGTGCGTAAGAATCCAATTATCATAGATTTTGGGTTATCTAAGAAGGTGAAGGAGGCGAGTCCTCGAGACATATTTTTTGTGTATGGTCCGGATTACAGTCCTTGGTGTTTTGATATAGCATTATTAACGTATATATGCAATGAATTGGGAGAGAATTGGGAAAAAGAGATAATTCAGTCGGTTCACATAGAAAAGGTAATGAAAGAATTTGTAGATACGAATTATGGAGTGAATGATTTGTTATCGGAAGAACAAAAAGAGTTATTAATAAGAAATATGCGAAAGGATGCAAGTAAGTATGTAAATAGAGATGGGAAGCAAGTGTATAACGAGTTAATAAATGAAAGGTATCAATCGTGGGATAATTATTCATTAGCAGTAATATTTTTGTATATCTTACAATTAATGACAAACGAGATGATAGAAAATAATGAAATAGTAAAAAAGTTCAGAATGGTATTAATAAATGTGATAATATCGATAGAGAACCGTCCAATCGCGGATGAAACGATAAAAGAGTTGTATAAAGAGTTTTCGTCAAATAACAAAATAGCAGTAACAGAATTAACAGACGAGTTAAAAAAGGAATTTACTCCAGAAAAATATAATGAACGAAGTTTATTATTAGTGGAAACCAAGAATAAAACAGAGGAAAAGAAGAAGTAATCATCAAGTTTATACCAGTGAAGATTTAAAATGGGACACCCGATGGGACACCCGATGGGAGTCTGGTTTCAAAATTAAAATGTGCCATTTTAATTCTTCAACGGTTTAAAGGTGTTGTGATAAATAAGTAGTGAAACAGTCGTAATATGGTAAACAGCACATTTGTTCGATATATTCGAACGCGTTTTTGGGTTTATTAATAGTTTTTTTATTAATTTTAATAAACTGTCTTAATACAGAAGTGGAGAACCCGCTCATATAAATAGCTCGATCAGAGACGTTTGAAAAAGGAAAGGTGGAGAGTCCTCCGTTAATGGATGTATTCCAAAAAGTGACTTTGGGGGATTTAGCATACGCCTGAAAATAAGTTTCAACAGACTGCAAGAAAGAGGGGGGAATAGGATCATTGGAAAAAGTGCTAAAAAAGACAATATTAATATTTTTTGTAAAATAGTTGGATGCTCCGCTATTGGTGAGTCCATACGAGATGAGGTCGAGAACCGTATCGTAGAGTGGTAGTGTAGATTGACAGGAAGAAATAGTGTGAAAGAAAAGTGAAACCTTTTGTGTAAATGTAGTATGGTCGTCCCAAGTAATCCAAGTAGGGAGTGAATCCATAGCGATAATGCGGTTATGAACATTACTATTTTGACTTAGCATAATGGCCAATCCAAGAGAAGAATAAAGGGATTCGTAGTTATTTTCTGTGGCGGTGAGTGAAACATCAACAACGGGAATAAAGAAATCTTTTTGATAATGTGGGATAAGTATGTTGGTTTTATTCCATAATTTATCAATAAAGAGTTGTAGTTTCAGATTATTGTTTTGTATGGCTTGGTGTGCATATTTGACTAAGAAACCTAAAGAAATGTGGTTAACGTTGCGGAAGTCGTGTTTATATAAGAATTGTTCTTGTGGTTGAAATGAGGTTTCAAAATGAGAGTTGAGTTTGTCGGTAAACCGTTGTTTATCTTGGTTTTCAGAAGGGTCAAACAGTCTGGTTTGGTGAACAAGAGTTTGCATTTGGATATCTGCTGGGTCAATAAGGTCATATTTTTGTTGTGTGAGAAGAACTTCTGTGGTATGAAGTTGTTTATTGAGAAAAGCAAATTGTTTTCTATATATTTTTTTCGCTTTGTTCATAGCTTTTTGTTTTTGAATAGGAGTATCGATATTGTTAAAAAGATATGATTTAAACTGGCTTGCCCAGTGAAAGGCCAGTTTATCATATAGCCAAGCAAATTTGTTATTTTTTTCTCGCGGGATCCATTTGGCAACATTGGAAATATGTTGTTTCGAAAAACAGTGTGGGGAGAACTTATATGTATTAATGTCATTATAAAGTTGATTATTAACAAGGTGTATGGCGTGTGAAATGAGGGGGTGTTCTTCTTTTTCAATAGAATATTGTTTAACAAATAGACAAAGGTGTTTAATATCTCTCCAGCTACCAAAAAGGTGTGAATTCGGTGTAACGGGGGTAACAAGCCGGTGTAGTGCATAAATAGAAAGTGAAGGTTGAAATGAATAAAATGCCAAAATAAGTAAATAAGAAATATCGTGTTCTCCTTTACCATAAATAACATCTCGGGATTGAGGGATCATACAAAATAGAAGTTTGATGTATTTTCTGTAAGAAAGATCACTACTTTTTGTCTTTAAAAAGTTGAGAACTTCTAATATGTGGGAGTATAAAGTGCGTATTTTAAACGGGTCGTGGCATCTATGCAGTTGAAAATAGATAGAGGTAAGTTCATTTTGTAAATAAGAATGGTTATCTAAAGAAGTAATACTTTGTAATAAAGGGAACTCTTTTGTGGAAGAGTCCATTAAAAAGGAAGTAGTAAAAATTTTAAATGGTTTATAGAAAGGTATAATAGAGAACTTTGAGAACCTGCTATAATGAACTTAAGAGTGTATATTTTTTCTGGTTCTTTTTTTCTTAGGTTTGGTGGTAGGTATTTGAAAGATAGGAACCTCATTAATGTTAACTTTTTTAGTTTTCCCGGATCTGCTTGAAGACGAGTTAGATTTAAGAATAGATTTAATAGTGAAGTTATGAGTAGATTCGTTTTCTTTAAAGAAAAAGTAAAGAGAATTAATGGGGTGAAAAATGAAAATGGAATCGGGGATATGTAAAGAATCAAAGAAGGAAATTTTCTTGAGAAAGTCTTGTGGTGAGGGTTGTGAACTAAACTCCGAAATATGAGTGTGATCAATGGGTACATGATAAAATAAAATATCATCGAGTTTATATTTGATGTTATTTTTGTATTTCTTCTGTTGAATGAGCATAAGTAAGTCATCTTTCAAAAGAAAAGAGCCGGACGCGTCGATATGTAGATTATATTGTTCAGAAAAGATGTGTTGAATATTATTATGTGAGTCGATATATAAAAATTTAATATCGATAGTATTCATAACTTCTTTTGTAAAGTTAGTATCGATATTTAAAAGTTTATCATATTCCTGAAACCAAGAAGTATCTAAAGAATCATTTGTATCAATAACGGAAGTCATAAATATATAAAAACGGTGAAAATGATTTAAAAAAATAAACTTATTTATATAGTCTCGTCACAGCCAAATATTCGGATGTGCACCATATTGGTTTAAATTATAACATAATCATAATTTTGATAGTGATAAATTTGAATGAAGCTCTTCTGCTGACAAATTAAAAATCAATAACCATCTTATTACCTTGTAAATTAAATTAAAAATTTTAAAAACTATAAAATTTCTATACACGAGACAGCGGCTCACAATTGTGAGTTTTAAAACAATAAATTATATCAATTTGTAATGTTGACTGATATAATTAGAAAGCAATATGAATATAGAAATATAAATATAACATAGGAAAAGGATATATAAATGTTAGTGTTAAATGTCGGAGATTTACATAAGAAGAATAAATGGGGGTTAGAAAAGATGGCGAACTATTTAAATATAGAGGTGTGTTATGGGACCCGTGAAGAGATAGAGGAGCATGAAGTAATTTATAGTCCTGGTATAGAAATAGATACATCAAAGTATCCAACTAAGAGGTTTCTGTTTGGTCCTCATTTTTCAACATTTCCGACAGAAAAGGTGATGAAAATAAATAATATACATAACAATAGCGTGTATATTCAGCCGAGTAAATGGGCGAAAGAAGTATGGGAGCCGCATATGAGAAGTATAAATATACCGACGAGGGTGTTTAGTTTTCCGGTAGATATAGATATGTTTAAACCAGATAAACAGGTAGAAGACCGGAATCGTATATTTATATATTTCAAGAGAAGGAACCCGGAAGAGTTAACGGCACTACTACAATTGTGTAAAAAGAAGAATATAGTACCGGTACTGATTGATTATATGCAAAAATATAAAGAAGAGGATTATATAGATTGTTTACAAAATGCGAAATTCGGAATAATATTGGATGCGCACGAGAGCCAGGGGTTTGCGATAGAGGAGGCATTGTCGTGTGATGTTCCATTATTAGTATGGAATGTAAAAACGATGAACCAAGAATATAAAAGTCGATACCGTGAATTTGGTTGCACGAGTGTACCGTATTGGGATGAGCGGTGTGGGGAAGTATTTTATGAGGAAATAGAATTGGAAGAAACCTTTAATAAGTTTGTAAGAAAGTTACCAGAATATGAGCCACGGAAATATATAGTAGAAAATTTAGCAGTAGAAATTCGTGGAAAAGAATTAGAAAAGCTATTAAAAGATATAAAGTAATACTATGTTGATATTATATAAATGTCGTATCCGCATTCAACATCATGTGGTGAAATAGGATTGATATTGCATATAATATTGGATAATATAATAGAGTATAAAGAAGACGGGGTGTTTGTAGAGGTGGGTGCAAATGATGGAAAAACGGGTTCATTTACTTATAATTTGGCAAAAATAGGGTGGACGGGTATAAATATAGAGCCTGTTCCAAGATTGTATAAAGAGTGTGTAGAAAATCATCGTGATCATAAGAATGTGATAAATATAAATTGTGGAATAGGAGAAAAAAATGAAGAGTTAGAAATATATGATGCAGGAACGTTATCAACAATAGACGAAGAAACATATAAAAATTATAAAACCATAGGTCAGTTTCAAAATATGTGTAAAGAAAATGATAAACATCTGGTAAAGGTGCGGATAATGGATGAAGTATTAAAAGAAGAAAAGATAGAAAATATAGATGTGGTAGTGGTAGATGTGGAAGGGTATGAAGAAAAGGTATTGAGTGGATTTTCAATAGAAGACTATAGTCCGAAAATACTGATAATAGAAATCGGGGATCAATATGAAGAATTTATAAAGAATGAGAATATTCGCGAAAAGTTCAAGAGATTGCGAAAATATTTTAAAGAAAAGAATTATTCATTGTTGGTGAATGATATAGTGGACAATGTGTATGTAAGAAATGATATATATTCAGAATTAAATAATAACTTTAAAACAGGAATAAGAAAATTGGTAAAATATGCACAATTTGATGATAGTAAAATATAGAATTAAATAATTATATATAAAGATATTAAATATAATTATTATAAAATATAATGAGTGAAATCACTGCAATAGTAAATGTTTTTAGACGTCCGCATATATTAAAGGAGCAAATACAAAGTATAATGGAACAAACAGTGAAGCCAAAACAAATATTTATATGGAATAATGGTAACAAAGAAGTAGATTTAGAAGAGTATAAGAATGACCCGTATTTTAAAGTGTTTGATAATAATTATAATTCAGGTGTATGGTCAAGATTCATTATAGGATTTTTGGCGGAAACAGAATATGTGTGTGTATTTGATGATGATACGATTCCTGGAAAAAAATGGTTTAAAAATTGTATAGACTGTATGAATACGAAAGAAGCATTATATGGAACGGTAGGTGTAATATTTAAAGACTCAGATAAATACGAGCATAAAGAAAGATATGGTTGGGTGAACCCGATAGAAGAAGCGATGCCGGTAGATATAGTAGGACACTCCTGGTTTTTTAAGCGTGATTGGTTAAGTTATTTAACTAGGGATAGGCTTGAAAACAATACTTATTTTTCTGTAGGAGAGGATATGTATTTTTCATATATGTTACATAAATATGCAAGTATTTCAACATATGTTCCCCCCCATCCAAGAAACGATATAGATATGTTTGGTTCAAACCCGAATACCGGATATAAATATGGGTGTGATGGAAATACAGGTTCAAATATAAAAAGTACTTTTAATGATGCATATACAGGACTCCAAATGGGGGGTTTTACAAATTTGGTAAAAAGAGTAAATGCAACAAGTATAACAGATTTGGATATGTTTTTGAGAAAAATGACAAATATGGAACCATTTGCCTTGATTCGTCCAGCAGATGGAGAATATCAAGTATTGCAGGATAATACATTAACAAATATTGACAGATGGACTTTTGTAAAAGGGGGGAAATTAAAGACCGATTTAGATAATGGGATAAAGATGGCATCTAAACACAATTGTTATGTAGGTATACCTTGTGAATGTTGTAGTTTAGAAATGGGAAGATGGTATATAAATAAGTATAAAATGGAACCAAAATACATAACATTTGCAAATATATTTGTGAACAGGAATTGGAAAACATGGATAGCATACATTTTGAGTAATCGTATTCAATTTACTTTTATAGGTCCAAACAAACTGCCAGCAGAGTTTAGTGTAGAGAAATATATAAATATTCCGTTGTATCTTGTAAATAGTTGGGATACAGATGGTGATAACTTTATTAATATGATATTAAAAGAAACACAAAATTATAAAAGGAAAATAGTAATGTTTGCTGGAGGACCAGTGTCAAAAATAGCTATATCAAGATGTTGGGAAAAGAATCCACATAATATATATTTAGATGTGGGATCAAGTTTGGATTATTTTATGAAGGGAAGTTCAAACCGTGTATATACAAAGGATGAAAATCTATTATCAAAGAAGGTATGTGGGTTTTCATCAAAGATGATTACAATATAAAGATAAAATATTATAAAATATTATAATAAAATATTTTATATGATTACGAAATATGCAATAATTTTTGGCACGCGTCCTGAATATTTAAAAGTGAAATCTATAATCGATGAATGTAAAAGGAGAAGTTTAAATTATAAAGTAATTTATGTAAAACAACATATAAGTTTGGAAGAGGAATTAGAAGAACCAATTGAATATTTGGAAATAGAAAATCAGGATATAAATAGATTGCAAACAATAGGATATGAAATATTAAAAAAATTACCGAACTTTATAAGTGATATAAGTGATATAATAGTTCAAGGAGATACAGCTACCTCATATTATGCAGCTATAACCGGATTTCAGATGAAAAAAAAGGTTGTTCATATAGAAGCAGGTTTAAGAACCTATGATTTACAACGGCCTTTTCCTGAAGAAGGATATAGACAAATGATTTCACGAATAGCAGATGTAAATTATACACCACATCAGGATAGTGCATATATTTTGGAAGAAGAGAAAGTAGGAGGTCGGATAGTAAATGTAGGAAATACGATATTAGATGTAATAAAAACTTATAATTTATCGGTATGTTTAAAAAATATAGTGATAATAACTTTTCATAGAAGAGAAAATTGGAATAAAATAGATGAACTGTTAATAGGTTTAAAAGAGTTAATAGAAGTTACTCCTGAAATACAATATTTATGGTATTTACATCCAAATCCTGAATTACAACAAAAAGTGAAAGATGGAATAAAAAATATGAAAAATGTAAAATTAGAAGGGCCTTGTAATCATTACAATTTCAGTAAACAAATAGCGGAAAGTAAATGTATGATAACTGACTCGGGTGGAATACAGGAAGAGGCATCTTTTATGGGAAAGCACTGTATCGTGTTGAGAAAATCAACAGAGAGATATCATATTCCGAATAAGTATCTAACTATATGTGGTAATTACAGAAAATTAAAAGAAATGTATAATAAAATATCAAAACAAATAGAAGAGCCGTGTTATGTATATGGAAAAGGAAACAGTGCAAAGCAAATAATAGATGATTTATTATCAAACGAATAAATATGTTGTAAATAACTATATAAATTTAAATAGTATTTATAAGTAATGGAGGCATATATACAAGAGAAATCAAATTATGACATAAAGTTTGTGTATAATTTTCAATTGGGAGATGGGGGGTTAGGTGATTGTTTAAAATTCTTTATGTATTTATTAGAAGTGTGTATTGAGAATAAAATAGATTTATATTATTTACAAAATAATATACCAATAGAAAAGTATATTAGATTGAGAAATAATGAAATGTATAAAAAAGTAGATGATATAAGAATGAAAACAATATATAGTTTAGAAAATTTTTTAAATATAAATTTATTAGCTAAAAAGGGATATTATATAGTTACCCCTTATATATTGTATAATGTATTTAAGTTTGATAATTTAAAAATTCCAATAGAAGAGGTTTTTGAATTTGATGAAGAAATAAAAAGAAATGCAATTAAATTATTAGATACAAAAATAGAAGAATATATAAGCTTGCATTTAAGATTAGGTGATAGATTTTTAGAGATAGAAGATAAAAAGTATGTATTATGTCCGAATGATGAAAGAGTATTTTCAACGAATAAAATGGAAGAATGCATAATAAAAAATCAAGATAAAAAACTGTTATTTTTTTGCGATAATGAAAATTACAAAGAAATGATAAACAAAAAATACAATAATGTCTTAATAACAAAGTCAAACATAGGACATACAAGTTTTGCAAATACCTCTGATATACAAATAAAAGATACAATTACAGAATTTTATTTATTAACAAATTCCAAAAAAATAATAGCAATATCCCGTTCTGGATTTTCAATAATAGCATCAAAATTTAAAAATATAGTATATGAAGAATTATTTTAAACAAATATATAATTGAAGAAATTATATATTTACGTAAATCCAACTAATTACACCCTTGAATATTTAAAACGCCGTTTTAACTAACAAGGGTTTGGGTCTGAACCCGGTAAAATCAATAGTAAGGAGTTTCACCTTACGATGGTCCAACTGTAAATCCAACTTAAGTATCAGCGACCCACTTCCTTAATCGCATACAGGTTTCTTTACTTTATTGGTGGAGAACGAAATGAGTAGGTATTTGATATGCGGTTCTTTTTGCTTTTATCGCTCACGCACATCACCTAAATCCAGTAAAACAGGAGAAGCAACCCCATTATTCTTCATTATTGCTTACTATGATTAGTAGTATTCCTTTATATTAGTTTGTAATATAATAACAGGCGTTTTAAATCTTCAAGGGTGTAATAGGTATCTTTATATTTTTATTCTAAAAAGTTTCGCAAAAAAGTTTTCATTTTCTTTTCACAGGCGTCCATCGATACATTATCTATAATATAGCTTCTTGGTTGATAATAGATTAACTTGGAAATAAAGAGTTTGAGAAGTTCACAGAATTCAGTAACATGATCGGTTCGTTCCCCGCATCTTGCATCCCAATAAGGGAGGCAAGTTGCATAACAGTTGGGGTATTGTTGTCCAACTTCCTGATTCATTGTTACAACATCCCAAACCAAGAGAGGAACATTAGCAGACAACGCTTCTTCTAATGCAAATCCTTGGCTTTCGTGTCGTCCAATCCAAATCCCGAATTTGGCTTCTTGTTGTAAAAATCGAATATAATCTGTTTCTTCATATTCAATTCCGTGATAAAAAATAGTATATTCAATATCATTGAGTGTTAAGTAATTTGTGACAAATGCCAATTCTTCTTGTTTTCTGGATTTAAAATAAATCATTACTTTTTTCCTGTCATTAATATGTTTAACAGGTTTGTAAAGTTTAGTGTCAACGCCAAATGGCATGACTTGAAAATTGACCTGTTTACAGCAGGGGAAGGTTTTCCAGTGTTGTATAGGCCACATACTGGGTTGTAAATACACGGCATTGGGATAGGCAATTTTTTGCATATCTTGTTCTTGTGGAAAAACCGAAAAGTGTGGTCCAAACATAAATTTTTTATTAGGATAGTGTTGAACATCATATGGCACACTGGGGCTATAAATAATATCAAAGTCGTCAACCGAAAAATCATATAATTGTTCTAATTTTGCAATAGTATCGGTTTCTCCATCCACCTCAATTTCCGTAATGTCATAACATTTATAAGAGGTAATTGCATTGTAGTTTTTATAATGTATTCCGTTGTTTAATAAAAGAAATTTCATATAAATGACATAGATATATAGTTTTAAATGTTTTTAATGAATATAATATTAGTAACTTCAATTATAAATACACCACAAACACCATTAAGTTACACAAATATTCGTAGTGTATATAACAGACAAGAACGGTTTGATCATATGAAACATACAATAAAGAATGTAAAAGAAAAGATACCAAATAGTTATGTAGTATTGGTAGAATGTTCTGAATTGTCGGAAGAAGAGAAGGCTTTTTTTTATTATAATGTGGACTTATTTGTAAATATATATAATAATGAAGAAGTGAGAGAAATGATTTACTCTGCATCAAAATCATATGGAGAGGGGATGATGACAATACATGGCATCCGTTCGTTGTTGAAACAGCCGGTGCAATGGAATAATTTTTTTAAAATAACAGGTCGTTATTGGCTGTCGGATAATTTTAATTTTGAAAAATATAATAATGATTACAGTATGGTGAAATGTATCGAATCAGATAAACAAAATGTATATACTTGTTTGTATAAATTAAATAGATCCGTATTAATTCGTTGGTATTATTATTTACAGAAACAAGAGAAATATTTCCAAGAATGCGCAAATTATGAAATAATCTTTGGTAGATTTTTGGAAAAGATACACGAAAACAAGCGTTTTATAAAAAACTTAGGAATAAGCGGGTTTGTGGCTACGACGGGGGATTTGATAACTGCTTAGAAAAATTGATGTTGATATGTTTAATTTATAAAGGTATCAAGATGACATTTTACAAACCAACCATATTGTGTATTCCAAAGGTAGACAATAGTATTAAAAATGAAGATATATTTAAAAAATTGGTAGGATTAAACATCGGCTATATTTATAAAATTTTTGACAAGCCGTTTTCAAAACAGGAAAATTACAAGACATTGTTTATAAAATTTTCTTGGAATACAAAGAATGAGAACGCAATGTATTTAAAAAACAAATTATTAGAAAAAGGTTCTCTGAAGTTGGTGTATAACGCTCCTTGGTATTGGAAAATAGTAGAATCTAAAAAATTGATTTCTGATACATAATAAAAGAAAAATACACACAACAAGAAAATGGCGTCACTACCAAAGCTTACGCAAACGGAATATAAAAATAAGTTAATGAATTATAAATTTTTAATGAAAAAGTTCATAGTGACTACTCGTTTTACGAATGAAACGTGGACAGAGAACAACAAGTATCGAAAAGAACAAACACATAATGGGTGTGTATATTGCTCGCCTGATCCAATAAGTGCAAAAATAAAAAGAAATAGTATATTGTTTGTCTTGGAGATGAACAATGAAGAAAATAGTATATTGGGTATAGGATTAATTAAAAATAATCCTATCATAAATAGTTTTCAAGTATATAATGAGAAGAACTACAATCGATATGTATATTTGGGGGAACATAGAATAGATAGAAATGAAATGGATGTCCAAGAAGAACTAATTATGAAAGCATTTGATATATTATGTTTTACAGGAAATAAACATATGAAGCGTGGTCAGGGATTAAAGTGTTTCCCTTTAGAAATGTTATTTAAAATAAGTGAAAAAGTCGATTTAGTAGAATTTATTTCGTGTATGTTTAAAAAGAGAATTAAAAGCAATACTTAAAAAACGGTTTAAATGAAGTATATACATTATATAAATAAGGTTTTTTAATGTCAAAGAATATTTATGATATTGAGGATTATACGGATCAAGAATTGTATGAAATATTGGACTTAAACAACCCGAGTGATAGAGAATTAGAGGCAAAAATATTGATGATGATACATAAATACGAGAAAAGTCAGGCGAAATCAAGTAAAAAGTTGGTGAGTTTTTTTGAAGAAATTTATACTCATTTTTTTGCAGATTCAGACGATGAAGAAGAAGAAAATACATTAATAGAAAATTATAGTAATAGAAAACTGACAGAAGAACAAACTATGGAAGTGGGTAAAATGGACGCAACATTAGATAAAATGAAATCAGAAGGAAAAATAAAGTTCGATGCAACTATAAATACATTAACCGATGCTTCGTTATCTGAAGTAATAGACGAAAAAGAGAAAATGGATGCTGCCATAGCCGGGGGGTCGAACTTATATAATCCAACAAAAACAAATGTATCGCAACAAGACAAGTTTGTAAAAGAAACGACAAGCGATAGTCAACAAAAAGAAGTGTATACAAAAGAGTTAACTTATGCGGGTGGTGTATTAAATCCAATATTAAAACAAACAAAGAAAAGAGTAATAAGTATTGATAGTCAATATAGAGCAGATAAAAGAACCTTTCCAACCGAATTTACTTTTGATTTATCAGAACCGTTGAAAGATGTAGTTTCGTTAAAATTATATTCAGTGCAAATTCCTTTTACGTGGTATACAATATCAAAAACATATGGAAGTAATTTTTTTTATATAAAAGGAAACAGTCCAGGTATTCAAGATAATGAAACTCACGATATAAAAATAGATATATCTGCGGGAAATTATACTCCAACACAATTAGCAGACAATTTAAATGATTCCATTAATAGAGAAAAACAATTGTATACTGATATAAATTTTAACGATACAGATGTGAGTTATAACCAATTTACTTCATTGTCACGAATAAACTTAGATATAAATAAAATATACAATGAAAATAGTTACTATGTGGAATTTCCAGTGACTGATATATTGGACGCAAGTTTAAGTCCTTATTTGAAGGATTCGTTAAGAAATCAGACAATTCCTGCATATTTGGGATTGCAAGCACAAACATATTACCCAAATGTAATTAAGACAACACCTGGTGCAGCACCAGCAGAGAGTGATCTGTTTTATGTAACAGAAACAAATAGTGTAGATATGAGCAAAAACAATTATTTCACCGTATATAAATACATCAATACATCTGATTTTAGTTTAGATGTAAGTAACAATAGTTCAATCGTAGATCTAAGTTTTGATATAAGTATGTCATTAGTAACAGATGTCTCTTACACTCGTGCTGTTATAATAGCAGATATAAATAATCAAATAATGAACAATTACTATTTAACAGATTCTTATTTAAAACAAACTTCTGTTGAAGAATATAACAGTAGCACAGATAGCTACTATGAAATGAAACTAAAACCAAATAGGAACACAACAAACAACAGTGAAAACTCTAAAATAGCAGTATTGTTTCCGGAAAATGTAAGTAATACAAATATGTGGTACGGAACAAATTCTTGCGTCGGATTTGACGATAGATTAATAGAATTGAATGATATAATAAGTGAAAAACCAGCCATTGTACAAAATGATACCTTTATACAAAAATCAAGTAATCAAAATGATGAATTACAAGTGCATTTTACGCCAACAGCCCCGCAATTTAGAGTAGATCCAAGTATGAATGATCTAAGTTTTAGTATTCCTTATTCCACAAGCGGTTATTCAGCGACCGAATTTTTAAGCTTATTAAATACGACAGTAAAAACAATACCAGATATAAGTATAAATTTTAATTATGATACATCGAATGAATCCATCGATTTTACAACGGTAAATCAAGATCCTTCCGGAACATATGCATATCTAAATACTTCAAATGTATTTAATTTTAAGTTTGATATAACGACGGATATATCAATGTCTAACTATGAAATAGATTTTCAAAATTCAATCTTAGTTGAAAATATAACCTTGGACAATTTCCCTGAAGAATTAAAAACGATAGACGCGCCAACTGCTTTGCTTGGGAAAGATTTAAATACAACATATACATTTACCGCGTGGGATGCTACAACGAAGACAATAGATAATAACATACCAATTTTCACAATAAAAACAACGGCGAATGCAACAAATATTCAAGCCACAGCAGATGTGTCAGATAGCTATCTTGTATATTCGATTGATAAAGACAGTTCAAGCACAACAAGCACAAGTAGTTATACCGCGTGGCAACATAAAATAAATAAATCAATAGCAAGTTTTGTAGATCCAAGTAGTAATTTACAATTGTTTACTACGTCAAATACCAGAACAAAAGATGGAGAAATTATTAGCACAGATGATGATGGCAATCCTTTATATTTTGGTCCAGCGTATAAAGAAGTTTCTTCTGAAAGTGAACAATACAATGATATAAGTTTTAATATACAAATTAACAAAAAGTTATCGGCAACGCAGTATAATGTTGCATTTTATGATATATCATCTAATAGAGTAGAAAGAAATATCGATTTTAATGGTGATAATACTTGGAGGGATGCATTATATATAGACGAGGGATTTTGTGTAACGAGTTTATCGGATGATAGTTCGTATAATTTGTTTAAATCGATTCCTTCAGACGGTAATGTGGAAAATTTTACTAACAGTTCCGCTGAAACAATAGGAAAAATAGATGCGTCGGGGTGTTTTACTGCAATTGGAAGAGATGTATTAGCTGCAACAAATTACTTAACAATAGTAAAAAATAAAAACGATTCGATTAAAATCATAGCAGAAGAAAATGGGGTAGTGTCGCAAGGCGGAGAAAATAATATTGAATTACAATTACCTTCTGGTTCATATACGAGATCTTCGTTATTAATAGCTATAAATAATGCAATCAGCACAGCAAATACAAATAGTTCAGCGACTAAAGTGACAGGCGGATTTGAAATAATAAGTAAAAATTCATTATCTTACTTAAATATAAATTTGACCATTTTGCGCAACTATACCCCCCGCGATTTTAAAATAGTTTTTTATGATGAAGTAAGTTTTGCACAATGTTCTGCAGGTGCTTCAAGTGTAAAAAACACCACTTGGGATTCTACATTAGGATGGGTATTAGGGTTTCGAGAATATACAATATATGATTTAAGTGCAATCGGAATAAAAACAACCAGTAATAATATAGAAATACTTGGAGACACGGGAGTAAGTACACAGTTATATAACTATTTTTTATTGTGTATTGATGATTACAACCAAAATCATTTAAATGATGGATTAGTAACAATTACAGATAGAGATACAAGTATTCCACTTCCTTCCTATGCAATCAAATCTGAATTTCAATGTGATCCAGTAACTGGTGAAACAATATATAATGCAAGTTCTGGATTAACAGGAAAACAGGTATATTCTGCTATGGAAATATATAATTCAAAAAATGCAACCTCGTCGATCGGCACCTCTGTAAGCACAAAGAGTTATGGTGCAGGTCCTTTTGTAAAAGATGTATTTGGTATTATTCCATTAAAAGTATCCAATTTAGTATCAGGATCGGCATATACAGAGTTTGGTGGAACATTACAAAATCAAGAACGAAACTACTTTGGTCCAGTAAATCTAAGAAGGATGACAGTACACTTGCGGACAGACCGTGGAGATTTGGTAGATTTAAATAATGCAAATTGGTCATTTTCATTAATCGCAGAGCAATTAAATAATAATCCAGCATCCTAATTTATTTTTTATAGGAGAAAATATGTATAGTATATATAATGTCTCAAAGTGATTATTTAAAACATAAGAAAATGTCACATAAATTGAATATAGATCATTCTACAAACGATCCAGCAGTGTTAGATTCGCAAGAATATGTGAATTATCGTTCATATAACTTGAACAATACGATAATAAATACAAAAACGATTGACAATAGAATAACTCCTTCTGGAAAACAAATAATTTATGGAATGGAAGTGTCAACAACAAATTGTCCTACATTTATCGATTGTTCAAACACACAATTACGACCAAATAGAGTGTTGAACTCGGCTGGGAATTTAGACGGTTGTGTAAATCGTTCTTTTCAACCATTGAATTGGTGGGATAAGAAGAACATGAAGACAACCGAAAATATATGTTTAGCCAGAAATAGCAGGATTATAGCTCGCAGAGTGGACTGTAGCTATAATACAGACATTTAAAGAACATAATACAGAACTCGTATAATAAAATCTACTATTAATATATAATGGATGTTCCTAAGATGAATGCCAATATGGAAGGCGGTAAGAGAAAGACTGTCAAGGGAAAAAAAAGAGTAAGAAAAACAGCTAAGAACCAGAATAAATCTAACAAAGGAAAATTACAAGCGTATTGTGTAAAGTGCAGAAACAAAGTTGATATTCAAAAGGGAAAGCAAGTCACTATGAAAAACAAAAGAAAAGCAATGAAAGGAGTTTGTGCCAAGTGTGGAACAAAGGTTTTCAGAATTATGTAAATCATATTGTAAATAATTACATTATGATTAGTATTTTATTTATTTAACAATTCAGCAAACCAAATATCGTATTGTTTCATTTTTTCTTTCATCACTTTATTTTCGTTTTGTAAGCTTTCTATTTCACTGGAAAGGGTTTTGACAGATTCTACCAAATAAGGAACAACCCCGTTATAATTAATAGATTTGGTATAAATTCCTTTTTGCGACTTTTCTTGAGCGGTAGATACAATTTCGGGCATAATCTTTTCAACATCCTGTGCAATAAATCCTGTGTTAAGATTATTACTTGTCTCTTCGGTCCAGGTGAATTGAACTCCTTGTAATTGATTAATTTTTGATAATGACTCATTAAGTGGGGTAATATTGTTTTTCAAACGAGCATCAGAAGTAGCATTAAAGGAAGTAGCTTCAAATTGTCCGGAACTATTTATGTTGGCTTTATCTACACCTGCTATTTGGAAATAAATTAAACTACTTGGTGCGGGAGAATCTAAGTATACATTATTACTATCGGTATAAAGTTTAAAATATCCTGTTCCTTGTTTATGATAAATACCTTGTCTATTTATTTCGGTAAATCCGGTTGTTCCAGTAATAAATTGTGCTATGGGTGTATAATTGGTGGTTGTATCTGTGCCTATGAGTAAAACAGGATCAACGCCTGTTGGGTGAGTTACAATAGTTGCATCCGTAATTTTACTATTAGCAATATTTTTTGTAATATAAGTGTTTCCACCGCAACTTAAATCGCCGACTATGTGTGCAGTTCCACCACAGCTTAAATCGGCGTGCATAATTACTTCCGGATATGTTGAATCGACCGGACTTTGTCCACCTAATACAATTTGATTGGACCTGATAATTTGGGCATTGTTTCCAACAGCAGTGCTATTAACAATTTCATTAGAGGTAGTGTTTAGCGAGCTAAATGCGGTTTCAATGCCAGATGCTGCACCTAAGAAAGTATTATAACCTCCATAACTTAAACCAGATCCTGCGTTATCGCCTATTGCTGAATTACCGCTTGAATGTTGAGAGCTATATGTATCACTTCCAGAAACCAAAGAGTTTCCAATATAATCTTGAAAAGTTTCATTACCAATAACTGTGAAATTACTTCCATATTGAAAATTTGTTAAGGAGTCCATACCAATAAACGTATTATCAGAGCCCCATTTATAATTACTAATAGGACTACCGATAATAAGAGGTCTGCTGACATTTTCAGTAAGTTCAGCAGTAAGAGATTCTGACTTGGGTCCTCTATGAATTAATATACCTGAAACATCAAGTAACGCAGCAGGTGTAGAATTTGCAATACCTACAAATCCTGATTTATCAATAATCATATTTAAAGAACCATCTGTAAAAAATTGCAGTTGATCGTTATCGGTTCCGGCATTAACTTCCGCTGTAATAAAAGTGTCTTGATCCACATCGATGACGCCGCCAAGAGATCCCCAGGCGGGTCCAGCTCCATAACCTTCGAATGTGTCTTGTTCTGTATTATAACGTATATATCCTTTGTAGTCAACGTGATTTACGCCATCTTTCTGAACGTTGGGTCTTTGTGCGGTAGTTCCAGCAGGAACATGAATAGCATCTGTGCACCCACTTAAATCAAGAGAAACGGCAGGTGTAGGAGTTGCAATACCTACAAATCCTGATTCATTAATAATCATATTTAAAGAACCAGCTGTAAAAAATTGCAGTTGATCGTTATCGGTTCCGGCATTAACTTCCGCTGTAATAAAAGTGTCTTGATCCACATCGATGACACCGCCAAGAGATCCCCAGGCGGGTCCAGCTCCATAACCTTCAAATGTGTCTTGTTCTGTATTATAACGTATATATCCTTTGTAGTCAACGTGATTTACGCCATCTTTCTGAACGTTGGGTCTTTGTGCGGTAGTTCCGGCAGGAACAAGAATAGCATCTGTGCACCCACTTAAATCAAGAGAAACGGTTGGTTCACTGTCTGCAGTTCCAGACCCAGAAGGTCTTATTGAAATATTATCTCGAACAAAGAGTCTTCCTGCTAAGGACATATCTTCAACAACAGACAAGAATGAATAATTATTAACAGTGGTTTGAATAATATTGTTTTCATTATATTGTTGAACGGAAAGGTTTCCATTAATTTGAACATCTTTTTCAACATATAAATTGTTATTTAAAGAAACATCACCATCTATAAAAAGTCCAGTGTTGATTCGTTGCATAACATCTTCTGTATAATCATTATGATTTGTTCCTGTCCAGGAAGGTTCTCTTATTAAAACATGACTCAAATCAAAATTAGCAGACTGCATTACAAAACTGCCATCATAAATATTTCCACTGGTAGTGGTAGTAAGAGTGTTGACTTCTCTGAGAACCATTAGTCCTGTAATAATTCCGTCGTGTAAAATACTATTACTGGAATCTATTTTTAAAATATTTTGTTCCCCCAAAGTAGAATCTCCAGTGGGAGATTTAAATAAATAACCGGTTCCGTCTCTTGATGATTCAATAAAGCCTGCGTCAGATTGATTGTCTGATTTAATTTGTATTCCGCATCCTTTACCTGAATTCTTTTCTGCTCCATCAACCGCATTTAAGATAACATGTGTAGAATTAATAATAAGTTCTTGCTGACTTTTAAATTGAACTGAACTTCCATCAATAACAACTATATCATCCCCGCCACCAATAAATATCTTGTGTCCTTTGTTTTTATAAATACTGTTATACGAAAATGGATTACCAATATTAATATGATAAGATTGAGCATCATTTGAAGAAGATGGATTTGTAGCACCAATGTTAATGACTTTATAATTTTCAGAAAGATCTCTTACTCCTAATGTAGTATCTCCAATATTAGTAAACAATTCTTCGGGAGTAAGACACTCGCCAATATGAATATAACTACTATCTGTGCCAAGTTTAAAATCATTTGTATCTGTATCGACCTTCGTGGCGACAATAGTGCCTTTATGGAGAATTAAATCTCCGGTAGCTGCTATATTACCAGAAACTTCCAATACAAAATTTTCTGTATTGTGAAATAAAGAAGGCATTGTCAAATATTCAATTCGACTTGTCCCTGTTCGTCCCGTTGTTTCAAGAGTATCAGAAAGAAAGGTTTCAATATTATTAGCAACAATGTAATCGCCATTATTTGTCATAAACACACTAATAAGATTATTACAAATATCTTGCACCAAATTGTCTGTTCCGCCAGATGAAATAATAGAAGAAGGAATAAGGTTCCAACTGGAATCATTCGACCAGTCGTATGAATATAAAACAGTGCCTCTTTCGCCGACAACAATAGCGTTGCTTGTATCTACTAAAAACGCTTTATTTAAGCTAACATCTCCAATATTGTTAATTAAATTTACCGAAATATCGGACCAATTAGTTCCGTCGGTGGTAGTAGAAATGAGATTCTCGCCAACAGCAATAACGTGGGTATCATTTAACACATTAATGTCCCGATAATGTAGTTGTGTTATTCCACTATTTGCTGGAAGATCAGCTATTTTTCTTGGATAGCTACCACCGACGGTTAGTTGAATAATAGGGGTCGATATGTTTATTTTATCTATACCTGTCTCGCCTGCAATATACAAATATTGTCCGCTTGTATCTGCAGCAGTAATAGAAACAATTCGCGTATCATCGGAAATCAAATCTCTCGATAATATATTTCCGGTATCGTCATTTTTAATGGTTAGTGCTGCATTTTCACCAGTAGGAAAAGAAATAAGGGTATCAATTGTATTTGTAGAAATATCAAAATATTTAATTTTGCTATAACCAACCCCAGATTCGTTATAAATATTAAAAAAGCGATGAACATCATCAGTATCTAATGTTTTGATACAGCCAGACAATGCCGCAGTTGTAAAAGTATTTGTAATATCGTCAAATAGAACTTTTAACCAATCTTTACCGCCATTTTTTGTCATATAGGCAGTTTTTTGATCACCGGCTATAATACCATAATTAAGATCACTCAAAAAACATTCAAAAAACGAAATAGCATTTGTATCTTCTGTGCCTGGGTCGGGCTCGTTACTGTCTTCTTGTTCATATACATCAGATGTTGTCCAAGTTTTACCGCCATCACTTGTAAAAATAATGGTTTGTGTATGTTCAGTTTGTTTAGAACTATTAGGAGAACCGCTTGCAATTCCTGACAAAGGATAAGAACGAGAAAAATGCATATGTTTATATTCAAAATTAGAGGTAGCTACCGACTGAACTTCTGTATTATTAACATGCATAGGACCATTTACATCAAGAACATATTTATCGGTTAGAGGTTTCAGTGTATTAATTCCATAAGTGCTTCGTTTATTGTGTCTCTGTGTTCCAGACAATATCATACTATTAGGTGTAAATCCATTACTAAGATCAGTGATTCCAAACACGGCCATGCTTTGATTACTATCTTCTGGATAGATACCTCCTGTAACCTGTGCTCCTTTCCCTGTAGCAGAAGATACAATTCGTAGATTGCTATTATTTGAAGGATCTACACTGCGTATAACAGCGCCGTTGCCTGTGCTGACATCCTTTGTATAAATATCAGGTAAATAAGTGCTTGCCTTATTGCCATAAATAGTGAGGGTTTCGTCATACATACTGGAAGATGACAAATCTATGCCTGTTGGAGCAATATTAAGAATAGTATTCAAGTTAAATCCCCCGGAATTAAATTTAATCAATCCGTCATTTGTGGCATTCAGCTCAATTAGCCCACCTGAAGCATTAAATATAAGAGCGCCGGAAGAAGATAAAAAGCCTTTTTCGTGATTAAGACTAAATTCGGCACCGATGTTTTCGGCAGAAACAGAAGAAATGAGTCTAAAATCCCCTGATGCTCCAATCGAAAATAAACCATTAGCTGCTTCCATTCGTAAAAATCCGGTAGAAGAGTCTACTAAGAAACTGGAAGAAGTATCAATAATAATAGAACCGCTGGATTCTAATACAACTCCACTACCGTCTAATTTCATATTAACGCCCGAAGTATCCACAAAAAATGTGCCTGCGCTAATATCAATGGTATTACTGGTGCGTGCTGTTAAATACCCTCCAGAAAGGTGTTTTATATAAGCGGTAGGGGTATTTAATACATTTGTGCTTGTATCATCAATGCCGCCATTAAAAAATTTCATATTTGATTCTTCATTACTTGCATCAAATACAATACCCATTTTATCTTGGGTTTGTGACATTATACTTCTTATGTATGTGCCACTTGATTCCACCGTTAAAATATCTGTAACGTTTGATACATCACAAGAAATATGAAAAATACTTTTCGGATGTAATATATTAACTCCAATATTGGATACATCTCCTGCAATATATGCGTGACTTGTATCCAATGGTAAAGTGAAACTAATATCAACGGTAGATAGGTCTGACGAGGGATCAGTCGAGAAAAAGAACAACCGTTGGTTTATATAGGTATTTCCATTTACATAAATATCCCTTTTCGTGGATAAACTATTTCCAATAATACAATTATTTCCAGATTGTAAATCATTACCAGCTTTAATATCAACAGTTACCTCCAAAGTACCTGAGAAAGTTTGTTCAGCTGGAGTAGTGCTTCTTGATATAAATTGATCGGCAATGATTGCAGATGTATTAACTATATTAAAACTATTAAGTTTTGAAACTCCGCCGTATTTTTTCCAACTTCCATTCGACATAATATTTATTTATATATATATAATTATTATGTATTATTATATATTTGTTTAAACCTTTGTTCTAAATTACTCGTGACAAACCTCAAGACAAAAAGAAAAATCAAGACCGTTTAAATCGACTGAGTTGCCGTGGTCGTTTAATAATTGCACATTTATCTTTTGTAAATCAATTTTGCCTGTATACTTACGAGTATCTGTTAATAATGTTCCAATAACTTCTGAAGCAATGATTACTTCTCCGAAACTATAAGATTTGTGGTCTATGGAAATCCTGGCTAATATATTTTTATTTACCATAGAGGAAAAAAGGGGTGATGAAAAAGAGTTTTGAGACCCACTCTTGCTGTATTCGTCTAATGCTAAATATAAGTAGTTAGAACCGAACAAATTTAAAAATCCCTCGGAAGTAGTAGTAGCAGAGACTTCATAGCTTGTTTGTCTGAACCCAAGAATCCACCCTAATTTATATTTGAAATTATATTTATCTTTATTTCCATATTTATCCACATCAAAACTGACTGTGGTTGTTCCACTGCTTGAAGTAAAAGAAGATTTACTATTATTAGATAGAGCACAAGTTAAATTTTTACCGGTAAGAGCGGTGTCAATGGTAGTTTTGAGTGTAGAACTGGTATAATTACCGTCTGCAATAGTAATAAGAGAAGTAGTTCCACCTATAGTGACTGTAAAATAATTATTACCTAAATTTGCAGATATATTGTAATATGTTTTGGGTATTTCAATACTTGTTAATTTCAATTCTTTGATTTCGTTGACTCGTTCGGGTAATGTAATATTGAAATTAGCCGTGGACAAAGAGTTGTATTCTTCGCTATTCTTTGTATCAATGCTTATATATTTTTTTTTCGCATCTTTATGAACATTCGTCATTACCATGTGACTACCATATTGATTAGTAACTGGCTCATTAAATATTTGATTTTTATTGAAACCGCTCATTATATAATATATATACAAAGTAATATATTATAGTATTAGAAATCGTACGTTTTATCTTCGTGTGTTTCAGTCTTTAAAATGGCAGGATTTTCTTCATTATCTTTATTTTCCATACCTTCGTAAAGTCCTAAATTCTTAGTTCCACTTGTTACAATTAACCCACCGAAAAATAACAATAACATCAATAATAAAAGCTTGGTGAATTTATCCATATATATATGTTCATTACATTATTTTCCACAATTACACGGTTTTGTATTTTTTAATCGATCTAACATATTAATTTGAAGACTTGTTGTATTATAATACCGTTCTGTTTGGTCAATTGGTTGATTATTTTGTATAGTAATGGTGTTTTTTTTAGTTGGTCTTGGTCCATTGATAGGCGTCCGAGTAAATTGTAGATTCATTGAAAAATTGATACTATATATATATTTGATTTAAAAATAGAAAATAGAAAATAGAAAATAGAAAATAGAAAATAGAACATGAAGACAAAGAAAGATATACACGAATTCTATCAACAAAATGAATTATCACAAGAAAAGTTATTGGAATATATTGTGGACTTACATTATGAAATAGAACTGCTAAAACGGAAACCAACAGTAAATAAGACAATCCCTTCAACTATTTCTATACCCAATTCTCCGAATATGGGTTTCCAACAATATTTAAAAACACATTTACTTCCTAATGTTGAACAATATTTGAATGTTGTCTTTGAAAACGACTTGTATTCTGGAGTGAAACACTTATTTGATAATAACTTGATTGAAAATATGCCTATATTTTGTGAAAATAAGAAAGTAAATTCTATATTTTATATATTTGAAAATCAAGAATGGACAAAGCTAACTGCAGATCAATTTAAAAAAATAATTATTCATATTTTAAATGAATTTATCGTTATATTTAATACCAGCTGGATTCAGACAAATCAAACCAACTTATTACACGACCCCTCTTTTTACAATAAATATATGTTATATTTTGAAAAGATTGTAGGAACAAGTCAGATGCATCAAGAGAAAATCATTACCCGCGTAAAGAAATATTTGGGAGAGTTACTGAAACAGTAAAAATAATATACTGAAACAGTAAAAATAATATACTGAAACGATTTAAACTTTTTTTACTATAAGTAATATGAAAAAACAAACCGTAGGGTTACAGCGAAATACGATCGATAAATATTATACAAACCAGCATACCGCACAATATTGTATAGACAAATTAAGAGAAGTAATATCTTGTGAAAAAAATGATTTATTGATTGAACCAAGTGCTGGAAACGGTTCTTTTATAAATCCTATAAAAACACTTGGTGGCGACTGTTTATTTTATGACTTGCAACCAGAGCACGACGAAATAAAAGAACAGAATTATTTAGATTTAAATACAGACACTTTATGTAAACAATATAATCATATTCATGTAATTGGAAATCCTCCTTTTGGAAGACAATCCTCTCTTGCTATAAAATTTATAAAGAAATCCTGTGACTTTAGTAACACGGTATCTTTTATATTACCGAAAAGTTTTAAAAAAGAAAGTATGCAAAAACATTTTCCTCCCTTGTTTCATTTGATGTATGAGGGTGACATACCGGAAAATAGTTTTATTGTTAATAATTCGGTATATAATGTCCCGTGTGTATTCCAAATTTGGGGAAAAAAAACTACAGAAAGATCAATGCCGCCAAAATTAATTCCTCAACACTATCAATTCGTTAAAAAAAATGAGGCACCGGATATTGCTTTTCGAAGGGTAGGTGTATATGCTGGAAAAATTTACAAACAAATAGAAGACAAATCAGAACAATCCCATTATTTTTTAAAATTTGATAAACAATTGTCCGAAATAGGGTTCGCCGAATTAAATAACATCGAATTTGAAAGTAAAAATAACACGGTAGGTCCTCGTTCAATATCAAAGCAAGAATTAATACAAAGTTATAATTCCATACACATATAACAGTAACAGGAATATTCAGATGGCGAATCATTTTATGCATTCTGAATATAAAAAATTGATTTTTTATATTTAAAATAGTAAAACCATATAACTGTTGATTATGAGTGACTTTGAAAGAAAACCAGCTATCCCCGGAACAATTGATTATTTGTATTGGAAAAATTATCACGAACGAGATCAAAATGTAACATTTGAAGAGGGTCCGCATATTTATACAATTGCTGGTTACGAACGAGGAGACAGCACCTCAGTTACAACCTGGAACAAAAATCATTTCAGTGAGTTTGATCCGGAAACCGTAGCAGAAAAGATTATAAGCGGAAAAAAATGGGCAACTGATTCCACCTATAAATATTATCAAATGTCAAAAGAAGATATGATTGCATTATGGAAAAATAGTGGTAAGGAAGCCAGTGAATCGGGAACGAAACTACATAATGATATTGAACAGTATTTTAACGGTATGGAAGTATCGAATGATTCAATTGAATATACATACTTTTTGAAGTTCCGTGAAGATTATAAACATTTGACTCCTTATCGAACGGAGTGGATGGTCTATCATGAAGATTTGAAATTAGTCGGTTCTATTGATATGATATATGAAAACCCCGATGGCGATTTGGAGATTTATGATTGGAAACGCAGTAAAGAAATCGTGTATGATAATCAATATAATAAATTTGCCAAAACTGCTTGTATATCTCATCTTCCAGATACCAATTTCTGGCATTATAGTTTGCAATTAAATACCTATCGACGAATTATTCAAGAAAAATATGGGAAGAAAGTGGTCGGGCTGTATTTGGTTCGTTTTCATCCAGATAATGCTTATAAAACATATGATCGCATTAATGTGTCAATAATGGACAACGAACTGGATGAATTATTTGAACTAAGAAAAAAAGAATTAGAGAAATCAACATAAATACTATAAATGTTGCAAATATTATCACAAACATTCTCTAATTACAATAAACGATGGGCATTACCACATACATTTTTTAATTATAATAACAGCTGGGCACTGTTTTTTTCAGTTGTATATGGAAAACTATTATTTACTTCCTTAAAAAAAGGATTTTATAGGTTGTTTCCCGGTGTTTTGCCGAAAATAATAGCACCAAAGACAGAAATAGAGGTTTTTTGTGAAAATTCAAAAACATATTTTGATACTGCTATAAGTTCTCAAAAAGAGTTAAGCAAGAATATAGAAGATATATTTTATGACAAAGAAAAATACAATGCAACAATGAAAGAACAAAACAATTTCTTAGAGAACAAATGGAAAACAAGCGTGTATATGAAATATACTCCACGCGGGAATGTTATAATGTGTTATGATTCATTTAAATTAGGCTTTGTATATTATTGTGATACGAGTTTACCATATGAAATATTAAATTCGCTGGCCGCAGAATATGTGATAAAATACCATTGTTTAGATTTTTTTATAGATAACGAATATTATGAAAATAATAAAAGTAAATTAATCGATTTATATTTCAAAGAGGAAAAGAAAAAGAATGCAAATAAAGATACAGACAAACTACCGAAAACATCTTTATTACAGGAACATAGAAGTGTATTTGTAAAAAAAAAAATGGATAAAAGTAAAATAAAACAAGACAAAGCAACTACAGACAAGGAGACCGCAAACCATATTGCAAAAGAAATGTTTACAAATAAATTTATTAAAATGGGAAAAGTACATAATTTTTCATTTCTAAAAAAGGAAATTCCAACAAACGAAAATAATCATTTTAAGTCTTCGTGGACAAATACATTAAACGAAGAAGATAATTTACAAAAAAAAGTGTTTAATTATCGGGATTTTAAAAAGATGCAAAAATAATATCAATAAAAACTATACCCCCTGTTTGAACCGTTTACACCATACAAAACAGGTTTATTTTTCAACTATTCGTAATTTGTCTCGGGTAATTCTGGTATGATCCCCTTCACACAGTAAATCTCTTATATGATTGTTTTTATCATCACCAATTGACGGCCCATCTGAAGTAATTCCGTTATAATATCGCAAATGTTGTGATTCTGCCGAAGTTCCGCCTCCAAAAACCTCATTTTTGCTTTTCTTACCATATACACCGCGAACCCTTAAATAAGATACCGTCCAGTTCCACTTATACCAAATGGCCAATTCTAATTTATGTCTTATTTTCATAAATTTATTTCGTCTTTTTGTTTTTTCATTTTTTATAGCAATTAAGTCGGATCCAGTGTATCCGTTGTTATCATAACAATATTGGGAAATCTCATACTTCATATCGCACGGTAGCAGTAGCTTACTAATTATAATGTTCATATTTGGGTTGTATCTTTACTAATTGTATCTTCAAAGAATCAATTTTTTACATTTACGGGATGAAAAAATGATGTAAAAGAATATTCATTTCATTTTACGATTCCCAATTCCTGCCGCAATCTGCGTAAATTATGAGTGTTCTCTTTGTTTTTCTTGCCATTCAATAAACCCAATACTCTTTTCCAGTTGAAAAGACATTCCAAGAAGGTCTTTTGCAATTTCATATGCCTTCATTTCTTTTTCTGTTAACGTCGATAAATAAGTGTCCATTTGTGTTTGTAAATCGTCCATTATATATTTTATAGTTGTTATAAAATAAAATATATAATCAATTTTTTAGGTAGAACCAGCAAATGGTGTCTTTTTAACATTGAAGGGAATCAAGTTAGGGTCATTATCTGTGCATTTTTTGTTTAATTTATCAACCTGTTCACCGGAAGATATAGAACTATATGCAGAAACTGGTTTGGCAAAATTAAGTCTGGATAATATACTAACTTTTAAAGAAGTATTTGTGGAACAAGTGGTTCGATATTCATTTGTATCACACGCAATTGCCTTTTTCTTTAATTTTTTGGAATAATCCGACTGGTCTTGCATAGTGGGCTTTACTGTATTGCAAGGAGAACAATTAAAACGCTCGGCTAACATACCAGCTGTGGTTAATACAGAACCTTTTACCACAGTATTATCTTCTACATTTATCGATGAAGCAGACCGAACTATCGGACCAGTCGTATATGTTCCACAACATCCTCCATGTCCTTTTATTACTGTTCCTTTCATTGGTGTAAACGATAAGTGTCTGGATAATGATGTTTGTCCTACATAGCCTTGTAGCCTTCTGGTTCCATTTAAAGAAAATCCGGTTGGTTGATTTGTGCTTAAATTTTTATATGTTGCATCTGTTTTTCTTTTTAAAGCTACTATTGACATTATATATTGATGGCATATTTTAATCCCCATTATATATTTAAAATTGGTGGATATAATTGCCCATATTCATCGATATATCACCGCTAATAAATATTCTTTGATTTAATGATAAATCCTTTGCTACAAACAATTCTTCATTCATGGAGACATCGACTGTAAAATTGCTGGAACCAACGCCGCCGATAATTGCATTTTGAGGGATTGAGTCTGCTGCAATATTGGCTGGGTTCCAAGAAACATCGCCATACATATAAATATCTTTATTGAAACTTGCATCGCCCAATACTGAGAATCCATTATTGAAACTTGCGTCGCCCGATACAAAGAATGATGCATTGAAGCTCACATCGTCAGTCACAAACAAACGTTTGGTTATAGATGCATCTGTTGTAACATTTACTCCTTCACTTGCCACAATAGGACCGGAGAATGTAGTATTTACGCCCGTAGAACCTGCCGTGGTTAGTCCAGTCATTGTAGTAATGCTATTTTGATCAACAGTTAATACAGTTCCAGTTAATCCTTCACTTGCCACAATAGGACCTGAGAATGTAGTATTTACACCCGCAGAACCTGCCGCGGTTAGTCCAGTCATTGTAGTAATGCTATTTTGAGAAACAGTTAATACAGTTCCGGTTAATCCTTCACTTGCCACAATAGGACCTGAGAATGTAGTATTTACACCCGCAGAACCTACCGCCGTTAGTCCAGTCATTGTAGTAATGCTATTTTGAGCAACAGTTAATACAGTTCCAGTTACATTTCCTTCTAAATTCGCTACTAAAGTTCCAGTGGTTACCGTTAAATTCCCGGTGCTTGCACCAGTTCCAGTGGTTGTTCCTACTATGAATTTATCGGCACTTTCGTCCCAGCCCAAGAAAGCATTATCGCTATCTCCTCTTTCAATAATTATACCAGCATCGTTTGCAGGAGTTCCAGATGTTCCGCTTGATAATTCCATTAAACTATCAGTTACGGTTGTATTTGTAGTATTAATCGTCGTAGTTGTTCCATTGATTGTTAAACTTCCTGTTACAATCAGGTTACCGCCGACAGCTGCATCGCTTGTTACAGATAAACCAGTTCCGCTTGCTTTACTTAATGTTAATGTATCTGCAATATCAGCTGTGCTGTTTGCATCTAATGCGCCTGTCATTGTTGTTGTTCCTGTTACTGTTAAAATACCGCCAACTGTAGCATCGCTTGTTACAGATAACCCAGTTCCGCTTGCTTTACTTAATGTTAATGTATCTGCAATATCAGCTGTGCTGTTTGCATCTAATGCGCCTGTCATTGTTGTTGTTCCTGTTGCGGTTAAGCTTCCAGCTACGGTTAAATTATCGGCTACAGTTACTTCTGATGTGGTATGACCAATGGTAATAGGGACTGCAGATGTAGAAGTTCCTACTTTAATACCATTTGTTGTATCTGTGGTATCAATTGTGACAGCTGCTGTAGCATCTACATCATAAGTTGTTCCACCAAATTTAATACCACCAGCATCACTCTGGAAATCTATGGAACTTGCTGCTGTTCCATATTGATTATAAAACCGAACAGTTGAATTAGTGCCACCAGTTGCAATAACTTGATATGCATTAGCTGAATCAGAACTGGATAGAAATTCTATTTTTCCTGTTGAGTCAAGTAAAATTCCACCAGTTCCTCCTCTAACTATCATATCGGTGGCTCCTGTTTTATTACCTATTAACATATTTCTTGCAGATGCTCCTGACCCAATATTAATTGCACCTGTATCTGCATCATCACCAACATTAATGGCTCCGCCAGATGAATTGAGTGAAAGTGCTCCAGTAGCATCCAAATCAAGAGTTGTAGCTCCTGATATACTGGTTGCTCCAGTTCCTCCCAAAGACATTGTTGCTACACCGTCGGTTAAAGTTAAGGCACCGCCGGATGTTAATCCTATGGTAGTGGCTGCATCAATTGTTACTTGAGATCCTGCATTAAAATCAAATCCACCCGATGTAGAATTCATACTAATTGAATCTACTGCTGTTCCAGTTGCATTGGTTAATGCAATCTTTTCAGTTGCGGGTGTTGCAGAAGGAGCAATCTTAACAAATGTATCTGTTTTTCCTAATACTAATTCATTTTCATTGGCTACAAGAAATTTACCTCCGCCTGTAACAGCATCTAACTTAATCGCATCTGCACCAGTTCCAATTTGATTTGTTAAACTTATACCTCCGGCTGTACTTGTACTTTGATATAAACTAATACCGTGACCCGCCCATCCTATTTTCATTTCAGAACCATTTGCCTTTAAATGTGTTCCTCCCGCTTGTGAATCCAGTGTAATTGCGGTATCGCTTGTTCCAAGTGTATTTGTTACTAAAATGGTTTCACTTGTTCCTTGATTCGTGGTTAATGTAATTGCATCAGACTGATCAGTTTTGGATTCCATAAGAATTTGACCACCAGAAATATGTACATATTTGTCTGCAGCTGCATCAATATCTACACCGCCGGCTGTTGCTGTAATTGCAATTGCTGCGATGTCGGTTCCATTTGTATTTACAATGCGAATATCTTCGTTTCCAGCAGTTGCGGAAGCAGCTACCTTTACATACGCATCTAATCCGGCATTTCCAAGAGTCAAATCATTTCCATCAGCCACTTTCATTACAATTGCTCCTGCGCTTGTTACATCAAGACCTGTGGTTCCATCGTGACTAATTGTTACATCGTCATCAAGACCAAGTGTAATCTTGCTGTTATCTGAATTCAACTTCAAGTCGTGGTTCATACTAATATCGCCGTTGTTTCCAATAATCATTCGTTGACCACCTGCAGTGAAGAATTGTAATTGATCGTTGTCATCATTGGCCGCGGTCTCTGCCTTAATATATGTATCTTGATCCACATCAATAACTCCGCCCAAAGACCCCCAAGCATTTCCTGCACCATAGCCTTCGAATTGATCGGTTTGACTATTATAACGAATTACGCCTCGTTCTGTGGATTGAGGTCTTTCGGATGTAACACCGGTGGGTAATTTCACTGCATTATAAGAAATATCTCCCTCAAAGCTCTTAGAACCTACAATATTAATTTGATTGCCCATTAATTCGTGGTTTACACATTGATAATATAACACACTGGGTGTTCCCATTGAAACATCGATCTGTGTATATGCTCCGGTCGTTCCTGCTGTTCCATTATAGGTGACCCCGTTTTCATATAGACTTGTTATATCAGCGCCTGCTGAATTTTTTCTTGTCTTATTTGGTGTCAAATAGAACTTAATTTGATGCGTGTCGTTTGTCGCATCAGGTTGTAAGAAACGATATGATTTTCCAGGAACGAATGTCAAATAAGGAGATATCTCGTCATTCACTGTATATCCAGAACCACTTCCATTATTATAGAAACGGTGTCCAGGTGTTTTGGTTGCAGCCTTGACTTCTAAATCGGTTGTTCCCGTTTGCCAACTTTCGGCATAAACTTGAGAGGTAGAGGAGGTTGCAACGCTTAATTTTGTATTCATAGAAACATCCCCGTTCATTATGGAATTTTCTCCCACAAACAACCGTTTATTGAATGATACATCGTGATCTACAAAAATACGATTATTGAAAGACGCGTCTTGGCTCAAAATAAAGGCTTCGCCTGTAACAACAGACGCAGTTGTTCCGTCCTTATACTCCTTTACAAATAATGCATCTGCAGTGGCTGCATATGTATAAGCGCCATTACCCGATATAGCAATTGCTTGGTATGGTCTTGCACCAGCAACATGCTTAGGATCATCTATTATCGTATCACCACTATCAGACGAGCTCTTCACCACGCCAGAATTACTTTTGTCGATAGCATAAAAGTATTTTCCATCCATACCAGTCAGTGTTGTTGATGCAAATTCCCAATTTTCACCACTGGAACCTTCGTATTTTTTATTTCCAGAAGAAAACCATTCTGTTGTATCCATTGTGGGTCCACCAAATCTATAAATACTTGCATCTTGACTTATAAATACATAATTTCCATCTTGTGTCATATGAACACTATTGATTGCTGCGATTGTTGCTGATACGGTTGCGGGTATGTTTACAGAAGTGCTATCTGTAAATGCCGAAGCAACTGAATAAGATGTGGTAGAATTTGCATAAGTATACACCTTTTCATCAGTGATAGCTGTAATATATCTACCCGTCGAATTGACTGCAACAAACTTCCACGCGTGTTGTTCTCCGCTTCCGCCTGCGCCATCTGATCCGCCTGCAGTAACGGGAGATTGAGAGTGTGCGGGCATAGTAGCACCAAAATCAGTAGATAGATATAGTTTATCTTCGTGTGTTCCTACGATTAAATATTGTCCAGTTGTTGAACAGCAAGTATATGTTAATCCGCTTGAAGATAAAGAAGTGCTGAAGGAAACGCCAAAATTGTTTGACCAGCAAATATAACTATTTCCAACTGCCAATATATATTGTCCACTATTACTCATACTAATTCTCTTATTTATATCGTGAGTTGCATTTGTGATCCCCGATCCACTTGTTCCTAATGATACCGACACATATGTAGCGCCATAATCGTTTGAAATATAACAGTTATTTCCAGACGCATCATCATACACAAACACATACTGTCCATTTGATGAAGTTCTAATTACATCCGCATCAAAGGCAGGACTAACTGTTTTTTCTGTATAGGCCGTATAATTGACATCGGTTAATAACGATGTATTTGAAATAGCTCCGGCAATCTCAATGTTTCCCGTTGTTACGAAGGAAACCATACCATTAATACCCGCCATTTGCACATTTGCATTAAAAGATGCATCGCTATCTGCATCAAGGCGCCCAACTACGTGCAATCTATCTTTAAGCCACACTCTTTCTCCGAACGTCGCGTCGTGTTGGAAATTAGCAGATCCGTCAACTCGCAATGTGCTATTCATAATGACAGCTCCTGTTAAAGATGTGGTTTCAGAACCACTTCCCTCAATGGCATTTGCAGGAATTGATTCTGCAGGAAAACTAATCATACCGACATTGAAAGTACCAGGATTTCCAGAAATATCGCTTGCGTTCAAAAATATTTTTCCTGTAATTGCATCGCCTCCAATAATTGTTTGTTTATCAGAAGTAACCTTTGAATTATAACCGATTGCGGTAGATTGTGAATAATTATTATCTGGACTATCGTCATCTGCGCCGTGGCCAACATAGGTATTACTTGTTCCTACTTTAGAGTTGAGACCAGCGTCTCTGCCAATTGCAGTATTACTTGTTCCTGTAGTATTGTTTTTCAATGCTTGATAACCAAATGCTGTATTGTATTCACCTGTTGTTAAATTTAACGCGTCTGCACCAACAGCTGTGTTATAATTACCGGAGGCATTATCTGCTAATGCTTTATCTCCAATAGCTGTATTACTAATACCAGTCGTATTTTTAATTAAGGTATTTACACCGAGTGCGGTATTTTTGGTTCCTGATGAGTTCACAACAAGTGCGTTTTTACCAATGGCGGTATTTGTATTAGAATTTCCTGCTCCACGACCAATGTTAATGCCATTAATTGAAATATCCTTGTCAAATGAAATTGCACTTGCGGCATTGAAATCGCCTGCAATATAGACATTGGAATTAAAGGAAACATCGTTTTGTACAAACAACCTATTATTCAAGGATACATCACCGCCGACGGACAATTGACTGTTAAGAGATACATCATTTAATACAAACAGTCTATCGTTCATAGTAACATCCTCGTGCAATGTAGATTTTTTCTCCACAAATAGATTTCCATTTAAGGAAGCATCATAATCTACAAACAATCTTCCATTCAACGACAAGTCTTCAGAAACAATCAATTGGTAATTGGTAGTTGTTGTGTTAATAATATTTTCACTTTGATATTGTTGAACATTTAAGTTACCCTTAATCGTCAAGTCTTTATCCAATGTTACATCCTCGGCTACAAATAATCTTTGTTGCATCGTCGTATCGTCTGTTACATTTAATGTTCCGCCCAATGTAGTTGCGCCAGTTCCTACTGTGAATGTATTTGATCCACTAACACTTGTAGTATTATTCAATGTTGTTTCGCCTGTAACAGCTAATGCTCCGCCAATGGTAGCATCGGTTGTCGTGGTTACTGCTCCAGTAACAGCTAATGTTCCTCCCAGTGTAGTTGCACCAGTTCCAACGGCGAATGTATTTGCACCGCTAACACTTGTAGCATTATTCAATGTTGTTTCGCCTGTAACAGCTAATGCTCCGCCGACGGTAGCGTCCGTTGTCGTAGTTACTGCTCCTGTTACGGCTAATGCTCCTGTAACAGCTAATGCTCCGCCGACGGTAGCATCCGTTGTCGTAGTTACTGCTCCTGTTACGGCTAATGCTCCGCCGACGGTAGCGTCCGTTGTCGTGGTTACTGCTCCTGTTACTGCTAATGTTCCTCCCAATGTAGTTGCGCCAGTTCCAACGGTGAATGTATTTGCACCACTAACACTTGTAGTATTATTCAATGTTGTTTCGCCAGTAACAGCTAATGTTCCTCCCAGTGTAGTTGCACCAGTTCCAACGGCGAATGTATTTGCGCCGCTAACACTTGTAGCATTATTCAATGTTGTTTCGCCGGTAACAGCTAATGCTCCGCCGACGGTAGCATCAGTTGTCGTGGTTACTGCTCCAGTAACAGCTAATGTTCCTCCCAGTGTAGTTGCACCAGTTCCAACGGCGAATGTATTTGCGCCGCTAACACTTGTAGCATTATTCAATGTTGTTTCGCCTGTAACAGCTAATGCTCCGCCGACGGTAGCATCGGTTGTCGTTGTTACTGCTCCTGTAACAGCTAATGTTCCTCCTAATGTAGTTGCACCAGTTCCAACGGCGAATGTATTTGCACCGCTAACACTTGTAGCATTATTCAATGTTGTTTCGCCGGTAACAGCTAATGCTCCGCCAATAGTCGTATTGCCGGTAGCTGCGATGACTACAAATTTATCCGTGTTGATTTTGGTATCACCGGTAATATCTACCGTAGAACTCAACGTAGAAGCACCTGTTACTGCCAATGTTGAGTTTGATATAAGTCCTTGTGATGCAGTTATTGAACCAGCTGATGTGACCATAGACCCGGCGATTCCAATTGTTGTTAAAGAAGGCAACCCGGTAATACTGGGTTGGCTGTTATCTGTCACTGTAGCTGCACTTCCAGAAACATTCCCGGTTACATTACCGGTTACATTACCGGTTACATTACCAATAATGCCGTCTTTCGCATATACTTTTCCGTTAAACGAGGCATCATTTTGAACAAATAATCTACTATTCAACAAACCATCTCCATTTACATTTAATGAATTATTAAAAGAAACATCTCCTTCGACAAATAACCTTTCTGTCATATCGATATCAATTGTATAATCTGCTCCTACTGTTCCGGCAATAGCACTTCCATTAATAGAACCATTGGGAAAACTGGTTGATCCGGTTACTATTAAATCTACGCCCTCAAGACTTTTACCCACAATAGCACCATTTATAGACGCATCGCTTAATACAACCAGATTGCCAGCCATGGATAAATCGCTTTCTACAAATAATCGTTTGTTCATACTTACATCATTTGTAAAATCAACAGACCCCCCGCCGCCGCCGCTACCGCCAATAGACCCCCATTGATCACTTGTTCCGTAACCTTCAAACTCGTCTGTTGTTGTATTATAACGCAAATAACCCTTTGCTGCTGTAATAGGTCTTTGTTCGGTTGTTCCTACAGGTATTTGAATCGAATCTGTAGAACCAGTTAAATCAATAGATACCTTGGGATCAGTGTTTCCAATAGCAATTTTATCACCCACAAACAGTCGTTGGGTCACTTCTCCGTCATTAGATACCGATAATCCACCGTTTACTGATAGATCTTCACTTATAATTAATTGGTAATTTGTTGTTGTGGTATTAATAATATTTTCAGTTGAATATTGTTGCACCTGTAATCTACCACGAATCGTTAAATCTTGATCAACGTGTAAATCTCCTGATAACGAGGCATTAATAGCATTTATTTTTGTATTTGGGCCCATAAATACATTTCCGCCCATTGACAAATCGTTGAATACAAACAGTCTTTTTTCGAAAGTAGTATCCTCAGTTGTAGATACTGACCCAGAACTACCGCCACCGCCAATAACTGCAGAAGAAGGGATAGAATTATCGGGGAAATTGCCATAAATATTTCCTGTGACTGTTAAATCGTTATTAATAGAAACATCTTCTACTATCATTTTACTGTTTTGTCCTCGCAAATAAATATTCCCTCCTAATGACAAGTCATTCGCTATAAATAACCGTGCACCTAATGTGGTATCGTTATCAATAAATGCTCGCTTAGCTACATTCAAATCTTCTGTAATATTACTTGAACCTACTCCTCCTATAATAGCAGTAGCAGGAATGGTATTTTCACGATAACTTGCGTATAAATTACCCGTTACTGTTAGATCATTATTAATAGAAATATCTTCTACTATGATTTTACTATTTGTTCCTCCCAAATAAATATTCCCTCCTAATGACAAGTCATTCGCTATAAATAACCGTTTACTTAATGTAGTATCGTCTACTATAAATGCTCGTTGTTCGGCAGTGAAATCTTCGGTGACAGTGCTTGCGCCTACTCCGCCTATTATAGCAGATTGTGGTATAGTTGCATCTTGATAATTCACACCACTAAGAGTGCCATCTAATTTGAGATTTCCTGTAATAGTTACATCATTATTTACAGAAATATCTTGAACAGTTACGCGATGTGTAGATATAAATAAATTTCCTCCCAGCGACAAATCATTGGCTATAAATAACCTCTTTCTCATTGTTACATCGCCATCAATAAACGCTCTTTTTTCAGCAGTGAAATCTTCTGTAACAGTGCTTGAACCTACGCCTCCTATAATAGCAGATTGTGGAATAGTCGATTCGGGATAAGTAGCCCCTGTTAAACTTCCGTCAACTTTGAGATTTCCTACAATAGTTACATCATTATTTACAGAAATATCGTGCACTGTTACACTGCCTTTTGCCATAAATACATTTCCTCCCAAAGATAAGTCATTGGCTATAAATAACCTCTTTCTCATTGTTACATCATCATTAATAAACGCTCTTTTATTCGCAGATAAATCTATGGTGATTGTTCCACTTGCTTCTCCTGATTGAAGCGCGGTTTGAGGAATAGAATTAGTTGCATAATTTGCATAGAAATTTCCATCTACATGTAAATCCCCTTTCACTGATAAATCATCGTTTACAGAAAGATCTTGCACAGTTATTTTACTATTTGTTCCTCCCAATAAAATATTTCCTCCCATTGACAAATCGCCGGATAGGAATAATCGCTTACTCATTGTAGTATCTTCGTCAACAAAGGCTCGTTTTCTTGCAGAAAAATCTTCTGTAATAACCCCACTATTCTCACCGGTTAAACCTATCACCGCAGATTGTGGTATAGAACTGTCACTATAATTTGCAGACAGATTTCCATTTACACTTAAATCTTGCACCACGGTTTTGCCGCTAACAACCAAGGGTGTGGTGGTGGTGGTTGCGGTTAACACAACCCCGTCGTTGACAAATAGCCGGTTGTTTAATGTGGCATCGTTATTTACATATAATCTTTTTGTAATTGTCACATCCTTTTCGGCAGTAGTATGCCCCTTTAATGTGGTTTCACCTGCTACAAACAATCTTTGTGTCGTATTTACATCATCGGTAAAATTTGTAGTTAATAAACCAACCCCGCCATCTATAGCTGCTTGAGGAATAGAAGCAGTAGCATAATTTGCCGCCGTAAAAGTTCCATTCACGGTTAGTCCTTTACTTGTTGTAACAGCTTCAGCAAAAGTCGCTTCACCATCGGCAAATAATCTTTTCGATAAAGTAGCATCTTCAACAATATAGACTCTATTTAATGAAACATCTCCTCTTACATATAATCTTTTCGTAGTTGTAACATCGTTTGTGAAATCAGAAGTTACTGTTCCTAACTCACCCTGAATCGCCGACTGAGGGATAGAATTATCAGGATAACTTCCTACAGTTAATGTTCCGCCCACAATCATATTCCCCGTGGTAGACAAATTACCACTGAAACTGGCATCGCCTGATGTAAATAATCTCTTTGAAATAGTAGCATCCTGCAAAACATACACTCTTCTGTTGAAACTCGCATCTCCTATGAGAAACAATCTTTTATTTCCTACAACATCATCGGTAAATGTAGAACCACTGGAACCAACCCCACCAATAATGGCAGATGCTGGAATTGTATTGTCAGCATAACTACCTGCTGTAATTATTCCTGTCACTTCTAAATCCTTACTTGCTGTTACATTTTCACTAAAGCTGGCTTCTCCCTTTGCATATATTTTTTTTTCTATTATAGCATCCTCCATCACATAGACGCGCTTATTGAAAGACGCATCTCCTGTAACAAATAATCGTTTAGTAGTGTTAATATCATTTGTAAAAGCGGTGGTTGTTAATCCAACCCCGCCATTTATAGCTGCTTGGGGAATAGACCCAGATGCATAATTTGTAGCAGTCAATGTTCCAGTTACAGTTAACCCCTTACTTGCAGTAATATTTTCGGCAAAAGTAGCTTCGCCATTTGCAAATAATCGCTTAGAAATAGTAGCATCTTGTTCTATATATACCCTATTCAACGATGCATCTCCCTTTACATATAACCGTTTTGTTGTTGTTACATCATCTGTAAATTGAGTGCTTGTTAATCCTGTTCCGCCAATAATGGCAGATGCTGGAATAGTGCTTGTTCCAAAACTGTTTACGGTTAATGTTCCTCCTACGGTTAAATTGTTATTTACATACAATTTACTATTTAAAGATACATCACCAGTAGCAAATGTTCTTCCTTTTAAATGTGTATCTTCGTCTACAAATAATCTATTTTCTGTGGTCAAGTCTTTTGTTACTTTCAATGTTTCGCTCATAGTGACATCTGAACTAAAGGAACTCTGAGTAATACCTCCAATAATTGCAGTTTGGGGGATTGAATTGTCTGCATAATTTGCAGCAGTTAGTGTTCCTGTTACATTTAAGTGTTTTGCTGCTGTAATATTTCCACTGATAGTAGTGTCATCTTTGGCAAACAACCTTTTTGTAATAGTTGCATCATTATTCATTGTTACAGCACCATTTAATGATACATCTCCGGCAACTAACAAACGGGTTGCGCCTACTATATCATTGCTAAAGGTTGATCCTGTTAGAATTTCTCCTTGAATGGCTGCTGCTGGAATACTATCATTATCGAAAGTCATTCCGCTTAATTTTCCACCAACATGAACATTTCCATTCATAGAAACATCTCCATTTACAAACAATCTTTTTGATACGGTAGCATCTTCTAATACATAGATTCTTCTATTAAATGAAACATCCCCTGTTACAAACATTCTATTTGCAAGAATTGCATCATTGGTCAACACTAATTTGTCTGATGCATTTATTTGCTCTGTCACAAATAGACGATTTGTCATGGTTGCGTCATTTGTTACTTTTAACCCCGCTTGTAAATCGCCCTGTGTGGTCATTATATGATGATTTGTAATTGCCGTTACCGGAATCACATTATCTTGGAAATTGGCTGTAAAAAACCCATTTACTGTCAAGTTTTTGCATTCTACTGAAGCAGAAGTAGTCAAGTCTTTGTATAAATATATTTCTTTATTTACAAAAGCTCTTCCGTTTGCGGTTAGATCATTTGCTACTACATTTCCCGGTGTATAAATGCCATCTGTGGTTAATACATTCAATCTTTTAAACAAGGTTGATTCTCCTTGAACATCTAAGTTTCCGTTCAATGATAAGTCTTGATTAATGTTCATCGTCTCTGACATTGTGTATATATATTAATTAGAACATATTATTGCTTTACTCTTTTTTACTAAATTTGTACTTTACACATTAAAATTATTTTTATGTATGAAAATAATTTTTATTTATTGCATTTATGTATTGTTTGTTTATTGTATATATATTATTCTAATTAACTGGTTGCAGCTTTAATTATTACAAAATTTATGTCCAATACTTCTGTAACACTTGAATTTATTGTGTTGGTTATGGCTATTTCAAACGATCCTGTCTTAGGCCCAGCGCGAACAGAAAAAGTCGCAATATCACCTGAAGATATATTTACAATGATAACATCATTTGTAGTTACCGTGGTATTATTTACCACAAAAAGAATAGTTTCATTGCTTCCGAATGGCGCTCCGAATGTTGTAATTTTACCCGTTCTCGTATTTAGTGTAACAGCTGTTGCATTGCTAGTGAGTTGTATTACAGATCCTCCGTCAACAACAGCTGGGTTTGTTAAATTAACTGATCCTGTTCCCTTTGTGGTTAAGTTCAAGTCAACATTTGTATCAACGCCTTGGGCCTCTATTATAGGTCCGTTACTGGTTGCAGCATTTGTAATCTTAAGTTCATTCACGGCAGAGGCAGTTGTTCCTAACACAATTCCTTCATTTCCATTTGCATCAGCGAGGAAACCGCCATCTACAAACTTAGGAGCTGTGAGTGTCTTATTAGTTAATGTTTGTGTATCCGTAAGCTGAACTATATTACTATTTGTAATAGAAGCAATTTTTGTTGCTGTATCAGCATTACCTGTTACATCGCCTGTTAATCCGCCTACAAATGCAGTAGATGTTATAGAAGTGGCGCCTGTTACCACACCCGCGTCAATATTAATTGCTCCGTCAAGAACAATTGCTGAACCAATTGCTGGTGTAATATTAAGTGCTCCCGCTGAGGAAAGGATGAGGTCGCCGCTTGTTGTTGTCATCGTATTCGCATCTAATGACAAGTTATCAACCGCTAACGCAGTTAATGTGCCAACACTTGTAATTGCGGTTTGAGCAGCTTCTGTTACGGTTGCTGCTGTTCCGCTTACATTCCCTGTTACATCACCAACAAACGCGGTAGATGTGATAGAAGTAGCACCGGTTACCACGCCCGCATCAATATTAATTGTTCCGTCAAGAACAATTGCCGAACCAGCAAATGGTGTAATATTAAGGTCACCGCTTGTTGTTGTAATAGTATTCGTATCTAATGACAAATTATCAACCGCTAAGGCAGTTAATGTGCCAACACTTGTAATTGCGGTTTGCGCAGCTCCTGTTACGGTTGCTGCTGTTCCGCTTACATTCCCTGTTACATCGCCTGTTAAACCACCGACAAACGCGGTAGATGTGATAGAAGTAGCACCGGTTACCACGCCCGCATCAATATTAATTGTTCCGTCAAGAACAATTGCTGAACCAGCAACTGGTGTAATATTAAGGTCACCGCTTGTTGTTGTAATAGTATTCGTATCTAATGACAAATTATCAACAGCTAACGCAGTTAATGTGCCAATGCTTGTAATTGCGGTTTGCGCAGCTCCTGTTACAGTTGCTGCTGTTCCGCTTACATTCCCTGTTACATCGCCTGTTAAACCACCGACAAACGCGGTAGATGTGATAGAAGTAGCACCGGTTACCACGCCCGCATCAATATTAATTGTTCCGTCAAGAACAA